CCTGACTGTAGCCCATCACCACGTCGTGGCCAGCTTGAATCGCGATGTTCTGGGCCTCTTGATGCGACTTGCCCTCGCGTATAGCCTCGAGGTAAGCCTGGTCGGCAATGGCCATGGCTTGCCAGCCGCGCACCACCTCACCCGTTTTACCAACCAACCAACCCAGAGCATCACCCAACCCCGAGACAGCGAACATGGACTTCTGGCTGAGCTTCTCCATGTCTTGGAGTTCTGCGGCCAGCTCTGGGTGGAGCTTCATCCACTCGAGGGCATTGGCGGCAACGTCAGCCTCGACGGCGGCCAGGTTCCTCAGCCCTTCCGTAGCAGCGTCGTGCTTGGCTAGAGAGTCTAGCTGCTTGTTCAGAGCAGATAGGTCCTCGTCAACCGTCAGCGAAGCTACCCCAAGGGCTAACACGACGCCGACGAGGGCACCGATCCCCACGGAGGCGGCGGTGGCACTAACCATCGCTGCGGCCATGATCGAGTCACCTACGATCATCATGGCGCGGCTGGCTTCGCGTGCAGCCTGGGGCAGCGTCTCACCGATGGCTATCTGGTACATAGCCAGGACCGCGATACCCTCCATCAAGGCGAAGCGCATACCTCGCACTGCAGCGACGAAGGAGCCAGTGTGTTGGGAGGCCGCGGCCGCGGCCTTGGTGTTAATGTTCAGGACATCGGTATTCGAGGTGACAGTGACGTTCGTCTGGTTGAACTCTGCATTGAGTTGCTGGAAGACAGCCAGTTGCTGTAGAGCGATCTGGATCTTCGAGGCTTCGGCTACCTCGTCCGCGTTGACGGCCCTCGCAGTGTCCTGGTAACCCTTCGTGGCCTCTTGGAGGGAAGACACAATCGGCACGAGAGCCGTCGAAAGTGCCTTCTCGCTGTTGGCCAGTGGGACCAGGGAGGCTGTGAGTTGCGCCTCAGCCTGCGCAGCCGCATTCAGGGCGGCAACGTACTCACTGCCACCCAGAGCGACGAGCTGAACGCCAACTTGTCTAAGATTTTCTGCCATATCGCGCTAGTACACCCTGAATCTGATTGTCTGTTTGGAAAGCCGCCACAAGGAGGCTCTGGACTTCCCCATCTAGATCGAGGAAGTCGGTCCAACGATAGCCGGCATGGCGAGCCGCCTCGAACCAGAGATATGCCGTACTATAAGTGACTCCGGACTGCGCTACTTTCCAGCGGAAGACGTCACGCCTTTGGTACTTGGCTGCGAAACAAGTCGCGCGCCGTGGCGACTGCCTCCTCCGTAGGTTTGCTACGTCGTTGGATCGCCGTCATCAGATCGTTGACGCCTTCGAGGGTTCCGACACAGATCATCCAAATGTAAACGAACTTGTCGTCTGGATCGAGCTCGGCCCCCCCGGCGTCTCGAATTTGATCGCGCAGGGTCTTGACGGCTCCCTTGTCCACCTCGCACTCGATGGCTGCCTTGGCGAAGAAGCGACGTACTTGGTCGTTGACCCAAATGTTGCGTTGGATCTGCCACTCCTGAAGACGCCGTTGATAGGCAGGGTGTGCTTCGTTGGGCTCGACGATTTTCTCGTTTTCCCCGTAGTCCACCGTTTGCATCGGGGGCTTCGGCTCGGGGTGCGACGTCTTGAAGGTTTGGTAAAACGCTTCTGTCACAGTGAAAGGCACTTTGCGCAACTTCAGTACCCTCCCTGTGTCTGGGCATGTGTAATCAAACAGCCCATCATTGTTCTTGCTCATTTTCGTTTGATTCTCCCTTCGGTCTTTTGAGTGGACCAGCCATCCAACGGGGTGGCTGGTCCTCTTCGAGTTACAAGTGTGCAGTGCGACCCAAGACAACCGAGCCTGTCGTGGCTAGATAGCCAGAAGACAGGCACGCCAGAGCCACATTGTCTGCAGCCACTTCTGGGTCGGAGGCACTCACACGTGGCACAGCGATCGAGTTGACCCCCTGAACTGTCAGGGCGTTCATCAACCGCGGCCCGCGTAAGGCCTGCACCCAAGTTTCACCACCGTTCCAGGTAGCAAAGATCAGGCCTAAGGCACTGCCGTTGTCACCAACGACATAGCCCACCTCGGGCGTGGCAAAGACGATGTCGTTGGCGCAGTCCAGGTTGGGCAGGGCAGCGAGCGCGTGCCAGACCGCCCCACTGTCGTCTGTCCAGTAGACGTCCCCAGCACCATCGCAGACCCAGTAGGTAGCGGGGTTGACGATGGCAACACCTTTCACGTCATCGGCACCAGGATCCGTCGCAGTCGGGGCCCAGGACAGCCCGTAGTTCGAGGAGACGACAACAGTTGCCGCATCCCCAACGGCTACGATCAAGCCGTTCTGACCGTCGATGCGATTGAGATCTTCGGTGGTCGCCACACCCGCATTCGCGACCGTTACCGCGGCGGTGGGATCTGTCATCTTGTAGATGTAGCCGCCCACAGCGCAGATGAACGCCTCACGGGGGTTGGAGATCCACATGCTCTTCGGGTACTTGGCGGCCACGTAGCCGCCGGTGACCTTGGTCCACGTCGACCCGACTGGTGCACCCGTGAGGGGGTTGATTTCGATGTAGTAGTGGCCCACTGCAATGTTACCCATGACTACCAAGTACTCCCCCATGATGCGGATGCACGTGAGGTCTTCGGTCGCACCGATGCCTGTGACGGTCAAGGTAGTCCACGTACCCCCGCCGTCGAGGCTGTACTTGACAAAGCCACCGGCACCACCACCATGCTTGGTGCAGGCATAGATCGCTTGCGTACCATCGTCGTACGGACCGATGTCGCCGCGTCTCCGAAACGAACCGTACGTGACATCCAAGACCTCGTAGGTCGGCAACACGACTTCGCCCAAGCCAAGCGGCCCAATGCCATAGATCGCACTGAAGGTGGCCGCGAGTTGGTCGAGGGCTTCTTTGTCGGTGTTCCAGTTGCCACGAGCTCCAGGCGTCTTGGTCTCGACCATGCCATTGGCGTAGATCATGACATAGTCTGTCCAGCCACGTGCGAAGTCACTGAGGTCCGCAGCGTTGCCGACGACTTCGTAGAGGTTGAACTCACCCACGCGACCAAGGTGACGTGGAACTGCACCATGCCGCTCCAAGAGCGTTATCGTTGCTTTCGGCAACGTCCCGGGCGCTGCAATGGTCTTGTTTACCAGATAGTAGTACCCAGCCGGGCTTTGCGGATCGGGGGCCCACACGGGCGCGATCGTGCCCACTTCCGGAATCGCCAAAGAGCTCACGAGCATGTACTGCGCATCTTGCCCGTAGAACTGAGGCTTGTTGCGCGGGCTAGGCCCGTGAAACTGGATGAAGTCCCGGATGTGTCGGGTGGTTACGATCTGGTCAGCATTTGGAATTCCCATTTTTACTCTTCCTCCAAACCACTAATAGTTGGGCACTGCACGTAATAGCCGGAGCAGTTTCGTTTCGTGCCACGCGAAAATCTGTCCCTTTTTGGTACCGTAAGGATTGTTGAGGTCCTCACGACTGATGGCGTACTGCTCTGTCTTGTCAGCAACCTGACTCCGGTCACGTTGCCAAAAGTATAGTGTGCGATTGGCTTCGTCACACGCCGCGATGCGATTGGTCAACTCCGCCATAGCCAGTCGGGATACGACGGTGCGCAGACGGCGATTCATTTGGCCGTCCGCTTCTAAAGGGTAACCCGCGCGATATCGCAGTAGCACACGATCGGGCGGACGGCAGATGTTGGTTGTCCACGGCGGTATTGTCATGTTCCACAATCCGGTTGTGGCGTTGTAGAGAGCCTCCCCGGGGAACACCACACCTATCACCGCCTCACGAATACCCACGCGCGCGAGCGAGTAGGCGTTGGATCCAGGATCCGTCTCGCCTGCGAGACTAGGACTGCCTTGCAGGATGCCCCAAAAAGAGGGATAGGGTACCGAATCCCAAATGAACTCTCCCTGTGACGTCGTCAGGGTGATGCCCGTCGGGTCGCAAACATGTTGGTAGACTTCCAAGGACTGTGCATAGTTGGCAACCGTGTCGGGATTGAGTTGCACCGACGGGGCGAGTGCCGACTCGTAGAGAATGGGTCGACCCAGCATCCACGAACGCCCACGAATGGTCGCAATACCCCCACTAATCGTCACACTTACGGGGTGAATACGCCAATCACTGCGTAGTACTGTTCGATCCGCCGCCGCAAAGTAGACTTCGATCTGGGTGGGAACAGTGACAGTCGTGTTTAAGGCAATTTCGAAGGTGTCCACCAAGCCGTCGCCGTCCGTGTCTAAATAGATCAGGTAAGGCAGGGCTGGAGTGTAACCCGTGTATGGAAATGGGGCGACAAAGGGAGCTGTCCCCAGCAGAGTCAGCTTCTCGACCCCCATCATCTGGACGTAGCCCTCGTCGGTCAAAACACTCTTCCAGTACCCCGTAATGTCCGTAGGCCAGATCGCGATCAACTGCGGGTCGCGATAGCGTGGGTAGTCCTGTATATCGTCAGAGCGATAATGTGGGGCCACCGAATAGCCCAAGAAGTTTTTGAGACGGCTCTCGGCGATGTCCAGAGCTTCCTGCAATTCATTGCGACCCGAGCGATCCGCATCTTGCCATGCGTGCTGCTGGATCACCGTATTACACTGGGAGTTCACGGGGACCTTAGCGTTCGCCCAGCCCCAGAAGTGGAAGGGATTGTAGTGCAACTCCACTCTAAATTGTTCAAGCGAAAGTAGGCTCACTTGACCTTCTTTTGCCCTAGGGACTCGAGAGACACTCCGTAGATGGCGGCGAGCCCCTCAACCAACTTGTTGAGTGCGTAGTTCAGTCCCGCGAACTGCTGCTGCAGGGCGGTTAGCTGTGCTTCGCGAGCTGCTGCTGCTTTTAGCACAGCGCCGATTTTCTCGTACAGATTCATTTCAAACCTCCACACGATGATTACCATCGCCAGAACCAGGACCTGCGAGAGAACGAGCACGACGAAGGTCCAACCAAGTGCAGCCCAGAGCAGTAGCATTAGTTGCCTCCGAGGTTCACGATAAGAATCGCTATGGCCTTGTCTCCTGTCACTATCGGGGCGTAGGACGGGCGGATGGGCAGAGCCATAACCTCTCCTACGAGCGAGTACTTGCCCCCGAACTCGACCAAGTCCCACATGTTGATCGGCCACACGTGTGTCGGTGGCATCCCTTGATCCGGCCGCCCGTCATCCCAAGGCCCCACTAGGAGATACGCCGGGAAGGCATGGTTTCCTTGCACTTGGTCGGGGGAAGCTAACACAGCCGGAATTGCAGCGCCAGCCCCAGGACTCGTTGGAAATGTCGCCATGTTACCTCTCAACTTTGTACAGAAACGATGCTACGCCGCTTAGTCCTAACCACATCAGTCCCAGGTCGCCCACGGGTGTGGGAAACACCACCACCACGATGAAGGGCCAGACCACCCACACGGAAAGGCACAGGGGGCAAGTTAGGCCTTCGAAGACCCAACTCGCCGCACCGAAGTGGTCAGAGACCCACCCCCGCAAGCGCTCGCAGACCGCGAAGGGACCCTTCTCTAGTGCCAGGGCGTGTGAGACGCGATAGGTTGCGAGCGCGGCCAAGATCAGTCGCACTTCGAGTGTTAGGACTAGCACTAGGGCCACCCCGCCGCCTTACGCTGTACGAAGGTCTCTTGGTCCTGCCGCCACGAAGCAAAGCCCGTTTGGTAGACGTAGTCTGTAGGCTGTCTGCCTGTAGCGGGGTGGTTGTGATACAGAATCGCGAAAATCGCCACCCCGAACTTCTGCTGGGCTTGGGCCCGTAGAATCAGTTCGGTGTCACCGAAATTGTGTTGGTAGTGTTGTGGGAAATAGTCGTTACCGTAGAACTGCTTTAGCAGGTCACGATGTGCCACAAAGTGTGCAGCGGTCTCCCCGGAATGCACTCCATCGTTGAAGCCGATGATACCTTCGCCTTTACCGAAGGTCCTGGTGTAGGCTGCCAGGGCCCGTTCCAACCAACTGCGTCCTGGTAGTAGATCATTGGCTAGGTTGACGATGAGGTCTCCTTCAGGTATGGCCCGCAAGGTCTGACGCAGCGTGTCCCAATAAGTGTGGTTGGCCTGATTGATGGCCAACCGGAACCCAACTGGCACCGGATTTTGCAAGGCTGCTGCCAGCTCGGGGTCGTCATTGACTACTACGACCAGATTCATCGGGGCCCCTGCGGTACGGAGCAAGCGAGGGATCAGCTCGACGGTCTCGCGCACACGTCCTTTCACTGGTAGTATGGCTAAAGTTTCCATTGGCGTACTCCAAAGCCTTTGCGCTTTTCAGGGTCGATCCACATGGGGTGCGTCCGCAGCGACTCGTAGTCCAGATCGAACGAGATGCACTTGAACTTCTGTTCCAGGTCCCAACAAAAGTACTTCAGTTCCGCCAAGTGGGTCAGGATAACGCCACCGTACTTCTGGGACTCTTGTGGCTCTTGTTCTTCTATCCATTTAGGGATGCGACGCTCGCTGGCGTGGATCGCCTCTAGGTTGCGTCGCATTATCACTACAGCGCACCCCAGGCGGTGTGCTGCATGGCACAGCCCGGGAGCTTGCAACACTACATGCTGCTGTGCAACGAAGCCCCTGGCGCGTACGACGTTTCCGATCCCGAAATCGTTTTCGTCGACGTATTTATAACCTAGTGCATCCGCTAGGATGCGGGCGGCGACGGTCGTGCCAGAGCGCGAGGGCCCTGTGACGATTACGCTCGGGTGTTCTCGTAGCTTGGGTAGGAGGCTCCCCCACGGCTCCCCAACGATGGGGTTATACATAGATAACTCCAATCCCAGTACCCTTTGCCACCCCTTCGTCAGGAGCTACGAACTGCGACTGCAACTCGCGGGTAAGGTAACCGGCCTTCTGTACCTCGTCCCACACGGCTGCGATTCCGGGTAGGTTAATGTCGTGCATGGCGATAAGGCCCCCTTCGACCACCAGAGGGCCGTAGCGGGCCAAGTCACTCTTCGTCATGTTGTAGGTGTGATCCCCATCGATCCACAACCAGTCTAGCTGTCCACCTACGGCCTCGCGCACGGCGTCGAACGTCGAGGCGTGCTCGGTACCCCCCTGGATAATTTTTAGGGTGGTGGACGGCTTGACCCATTCACTGTAAGGGTGTTTCCGCAACGGCACGAGATCGATGTCCACAGCCACAACGATGGCCCCGAAAGCGGCATGCTGCAGCCAGCGCTTGAGGGTACCACCCTGAAAGATGCCGATCTCACACACCCGCTTGGGTGCTTTGGCGATGTAAAGGTCTTCCAGGGTCTCAATCTCCCAGGCTCTTTGGTACTCTTCAAGCCCGTCCTGCGGGTGGGCATTGAGGGGCTCTTTATCCCTTCCTGGATAGGGGTTGAGATCGATCTTCACGGCACCCCTTCCGCTTGGGTGGCAAAGAACTGCTGGTACCAATCAGGATGTAACTGAACACACTGTGGTAGGTGCGATAGGTTGCCGTTGACTCGTTCGAACTGCATGACGGGTCGATCGAACAGGTCGGCCCCCTTCTGGCGGCGTGCACTAATCTGCTCCAGGTCGGTAAACTCGGGCTTGTTGTATTCCTGGTGTGAAAAAGACCTAATTTTCGTGGCGGTGTCCTCGTCACTACCGAACCATGTGAGGTGCCAACCTCCGCGAGCCACCTTGTCAGTAAAGCGGCGGCGGGCTTCTTGGGGTGACCAGCGCCGCAAGTCGCCCACAGAACACATCCGCGTTCCTAACCACTTTCCTCTGGCTCGAGTGTTGAAATTGTAGTAGAAGAACTCCTGCTCAAAGGCGAGTAGGGTTCCATGTGCTAGAATGCGAGGTAGGGTCTCGGCCCTCGGAATCTCGTCCACGTCAGACATCAGCGCCAAGTCATCGTCTTTCGCGTCCGTTAGTCCCCGCAGGATCGCATTGCGTTGGAAGGCTTCGCGCTCCCACGGGTTTTGGGTTTCAGGCATATCGTTGACCACCACGTAGCGCAAATTGCGTACGGCTTTGTGGTGATCGCCCATGTAAATTGGCTTGGATTGGCCTGTGAAGGTCTTGGTCGCCTCCACTAGCACAAAGTGCTCGACTACGTCGTGCAGCTCCCGCAAGCGAATGTCTAGTAGTACTTGCTCGGCACCTAGACCGCTAAAAAGAAAGCAATCATACAGCATCGGGGGGCCCTCCAACTGTCGTCGTCACCTTGGGTTTGCGAGGCGTGCGGGTCTTGGGCGTCGGGGTGACTACGACAGCGTCGGGCAAGAACGGTGATGTCATCTGTGGCATCTCTCCGTCACCCGGCGGGACTACTGTAGCCCCGGGCTGCGCTGTAAACTCTGCGCGAGGGGCGTCTGCGGCTTCGGGCCGACTGAAGGTGGCAGGTAGGGCGACTTCGGCGGGCTTGGGCTCGACAGTGGGTGTTGCCGCCTGTACTGACTGGCGCCATTGCTGTGTGTCGATTAGGTGTGCTACGTCCTTGGGGTCCGCTTGAACAAAAGCGTTGATGCCATCGCGTGCCCCAACATACGTGGAACCGCTGGGACCTCTGAAGGGTATTGTGCCCTTTGCGGACCCGATGTACTCCAGTAGTACTTTGCCACCCTTCGCCTTCGGCAGGGCGTCAATCATTTCCTGCGCCACCCTAAGCGCTTCTGGATCTTGGGGGCAGCATCCCATAGGTTGTTTCCTCCCTTCGAACCAATCCGCGTACTTGCGGATAATAGTCATTCGTTGTGCGGGCCCGTCGGCGTTGTGGCGTTCACGGTTGAGCGAGCTCGCCAGGCGGTAGACGATTGTGGGTGACGGAACCTTCAGACCACAGTACCCCTTGAGGGCTAGGCGTAGATAGAACTCCCAGTCCTCCCACCCTTTGTATTGCTCGTCAAAACCCCCTGCGGCCAGAACGACAGATTTCGGAATGAGTGTAGTGACCGCATGAAGACTGTGCTTGAGTATCTCTACGCGATCATACGATGATGTCGTGAAGTACTTGACCTCTTTGGACGCAGTCAGCTCGAAATGGTCTCCGTAGGTGTACGAGATGTCTGGGGGCGAAGCGAACCCCCGCACCATAACTTCAAGTGCCGTGTGTACTAGGAGGTCGTCGGCGTCCAAAAAGGCCACAAACGGCGTAGTCGCCTTGTCCACACCCACATTGCGGGAGTGTGCGGATCCAGTGCCTCCCTTTGTAGACACTATCTGGATCCGGCTGTCTGTGGGTCGCATAGGGTCTAGCTTGCGACCTGTGTCGTTAACGATCAAAACTTGCCACCCCCCAACCGTCTGGGCCTCGACTGAAGATACGGCCTGTGACAGTAGCACCACGTGCGGCTCGGCTACGGGGGTGATTATTGTGACCCACGGCTTGGCTTGCATTTGCTCCTTTGGGTTAATGGGGGTTGCTTTGTCGAGCAACCCCCATTTTGGTTCTGATCTCCTTTACTTTTACCTTTTAGCCAGGATAGGCGGGGTAGAAGTACGGTGGGTAGTTGTAGTACTGGCCACCGTCTACGAAGTACGGCGCGGTTGTCAGCGGCTCTCGCTCGTGGATCGTCACGGTGTAGCGGCAGTTGGTAAGGCGTGCCGCCAAGAAGGGCGTTTCACAAATGAGCCGTTTCTTCTCGATGGCTTGAACCTGCACGCAGGTGTTGTTGGGCATTTTCTTAACCATCAAGTAACGCCCACCCGCGGCTGTAGTGAAGGTACCAGGTGGGGCTAACAGGTTGCCGATTTCGACTGCGGCTGCCGGGCCATCCCAGTTGAAGAACTGGAAGTACGTGGCCGGGCGGCCCCCAGCGACCTTGGGCAGCAAGTAGATGTCGGATTGGAACGTACCGGGGAGTGGGTTGTTCTCGATGATGAAATCGTCGATGATGACGGGGATTTTGTCCCCGAAGACCGTGACGATGTACATTCCTTCACGCATCTCGTTGCGCAGTTGCAGCTGGCGCTCCGCATTCACAAAGTCCCGAGCGCCGGTCTGCAAGTTGGTGCACATGACCGTGAAGTAGGCGCACGGCCACACCTCGGTGAGAACGAGGAACGCACTGTAGCGCATGTTGAAGGCATACTCCACGGGCGCTTGTCCTGTTCTCTCCGCGAGATACTTCTGTGCGCGGATCATCTCACTGATCTCTTGAACCAACGCCAACGCGTTTGTGTTCATCAGGAGATTGTTGAAACTGCGCACCATGCTGTCGGCTGCGGGACACGGCTTGCCTGAAATCGCGTCCTGATAGCCGGTGTTGAAGAGGCGGTCTAGCCCGTTCCATTCAAGGTAACCACCAGTGCTTGCACCAGTGTTCCCGGGGTTGCCGTCGTAGTTGACGTGGCCGTAGTCACGATACATAGCCACGAAGAGCTCGGTCAACTTTTTGGAAGCGTCGTCCTTGAAAGCCGCCAGCGGATTGACCGGAAGGCCCTTGGGAAGCAGGTCCTGGAAGGGGTTGCCGACGATCGTGGGATCGATGAACTCCCCACGGTTGATGAGGCGATTCGTCATCGTCACATCGAGCACCTGAGAGTCCTTCTGCAACCGACCAAAGGGCCAGACCTGACTGCAGATCTTCAAGGCGCCGGGCTCTGTGCTGTCCATGCAGTTCGCAGTCGGCTCTGTACCCGTACTAGCCGTCTGCCCTGTCATGATCGTAAAGAGCTCGTTCTCAAAGTCCGAGCGCATGTACTGCAGTTCAGTTTGAAGTCCCTTCACGGGTAGGATCATAGCGTTGCGGAACGCTTGGGGCAAGCCCAGAACACCCAGCAACGACCCAGGACCGTGGAGGTAGGCATAGCTCGCGGTTGCCGAGACTGCCTTGGTTTTGGCTTGAGCCCGAGAGAGGAGTACGTCGACGAGGGCGTCCAGAGCCGCTTCGCCGAACTTTGCCCGTACGTCCTGCTCTTGGGTCTTAGACAGTGGGTAAGGTTGTACCATAGATTCTCTCCTACAGCTAGTTCATGGGCCGTGCTAGACGGCCGGTTTGTACGGGTTGTTCAAGAGCCAATCCGTGAGGCGATCTGGGCCGCCATCGGCTTCTTTAGTCCGTGCCGCTTCGATGGCAGCGACCAGGGTGTTGTCACCACCTAGCGCCGTCTTGTCGCTCTGGCTAGGGCGTTCACCAGGTAGTGCGGGGCGGAGACCTTCTGGCACACCGCCCATCAACTCTGTGAGCAGTGTCATGATGGTGTCCATGCGCTTGCCCTGTGCGACCTGAGCTTCCTTGAAAGCCACCAGTTCAGGAGTGGGCTCCGCATGGGTCTCCATGGCCGCCTGCATCTCGGACAGCGTAGTGTTGAACTCTTCCATCCTGAGAGCAGTGAGCAATGCCTGGTCGGGGTCCTTGGATGCTTCCTTGGCTTTGGTAAGCCAGGCTAACAACTCCTCTGCTGTGCGAACCACCTTTGTACCCAAGCCTTCCCCTTCCTTGGTCTTGGCGCCTTTGGCCTTGGTTGCTAGGGCCTTGGCCTTGGCTTCCTCGGCCACTTCTTCGGCTGGTGTTTCGATGGGGTGGTCATGCTGCATCAGCGGTGGCTCCCCGGGATGTGCATGTGCGTCCGCCGCCTCGCCATCCTTGAACGCATGGTCGTGCATGACGTTGTGTGCATGGCTCGAAGGCACGTCTGTGCCCTTCACGGTGTGGAGGTGTGCGAAGTTCGAGTGTGCATGTCCCGCCGTGGCCGCCGCGGCAGCCTCTTTGTTACGGATCTGCAAAAGATTGGCCAAGAAGACTCGCTGGTCCGCATCGGCGAGCAGCTTCTCGACCACCGCAGGCCCTGTGGGGCCCAGCAGCTTTTCCAGTTCCTTGGTTTTCATTGCATCTAGTTGCATAGGTTTCTCCTTGTGAGTGAAAAGTCCCGCCAAAACGTTCGCAGCGTGCTCCTTGGGTAGTACGGAGCGCTCGAGCGTGCGGATGTCCCAAAACGTTCCTGTCGCGTCTGGCTCCGTTAGCGGATATGCGAAAGCTAGGCTGGCCGACAGCTCTTTCGAGTGTATGTTAAAGGCCTCTCCTACTCGCTCGTCGCGGAAGTGTCCGGCTTCGACCCGAATCTTCCCGTGCATAGCGGAGAAGAGACAATCCCCTAGGATCAACTGCGGGGTCGTGGGATAGCGGTCCTCATTTGTCGGTGTGCCCACGTGCCACCACACCAGCTTCCCGAACTCCTTGGTGCGATTCATATGGTCGGTATCGGCGTCCTGAGCCCGCTTACTAAGGACGTCACCGTCCCTGTCCACAAAGGTACTGGACGTAAACATAACCCAAACCCACCGACCGCCAGCGTCCTTGGTCAGGGCTAAATCGGCCGGTGTCTCTTTGACACCGTGACCCTCACTGGGCATAAGCCAGTCCATCAGGTGTGCTTCCTTACGCCGCACTCGCTTCTTGCTGGGGCCTCTGGGGGCAGGTTGACCAGCGAGACCCTGGACACCTAATAGCGAGCCCGGGCCGTGAAGCATTGCACCACCACCGGGTGCGGCGCTTACGGACTTTGCATTCATTTGGAGGGCTGCCATGTACTTGTTGATGTCGCCGGAGGTGCACCCCACCTTCTCGCCACGCGACCCATCTGGGTTCTTTTTGTACACGCAATTACCGACCTTCAAGTAGGGCATGGTTTATTCTCCAGCACCCCACGAGCCATCGCTACCACCCGTGGGCCATATCTTTGGTCCGTCGTGTCTGTCTGGCACTACAATCGCCGTGGGCTGTCGCTGAGCCTGCTGCTGCTGCTTGCGTAGGTGCTGCTTCATGGACTGTTGTCGAACCCGTTCTAACTGCCGCCGTAACTTCCTAGCCTGACTCATTCGTCGCCCTCTCTTCCTTTGGTTCGCGCCCACCACGCGATAGTTGCTGAGCGACAATACAGCCCTGCATGATGGGCTTGAGGTCGCTGAGTAGTTCCACTAGTTGACGTTGCAACTCCGTGCTCGTCGCGATCGCGGCAGCCGACTTGGTGGCCACGTCTACCAATAGGGCAGTGACAGTGACCATCTGATTGAAGAATCGTGACATCAGCCACAAGGCGACGGAGGCGATGCCAGCCAACCCAACCTGTGTGATGAGCCATTGAGAGAACGGTTGCGTAAGGTCCATTGTTAAGGTGTCTCCTCTGGTTAGTCTTGTGGCGCTGTGCGATCGACGACTATCTGGAGCAAGTCATCGATTTGCGACTCCCACTTGGTAGCGACGACTTCATCAAAGTGGCGTGCGGTGATACTCTGCTGTACGTGGCCCCTGATAACTTCGGTAGTGCCGATGCTCCCTGAGCCCGCGGACAACGACATGGGTTGCGTCTTCGGCGTGCCTCCGGTGAAAAAGCGCAACGCGTGGGGTGTTATGGGGATGTCGTGTAGTGCAGTACCATCGTTCACCCAGTTGTAAATCGCGTTCTCCGTATACACTCGCACGGCCCACGGATCGGGATGGTCGATGATGAACTCCACTCGCTCGGCCCAAGTCGAGGCTGGCTCTCGCAAGTCCACAGACATCAGAGCGGCGATACGCTGCATCTCACTATGCAGTTCGTCTACCATCTCTTGTGACAGGACGCATTGGTTGGGTAGAATGACTCGTATCATCGGTCATCGGTCATCGGTCATCTGTTAGTTGCTGGGTGGCTAAGTGCGACGTACGTGATCAGGACTACGCGGTCGCCTTCCAGCCACTGCAGCACTTGGTCGTGCCCCGCCCTGTGTAGGCGCTGGTTGGCCGTCGGGCTGTGTCGCGGGCGTCGAACGGTGCATCAAATCGGCGTCAAAGTGCAGTTCCGGCTCGTTGCTCTCCGGCTTTTGATTTACCGTAAGGCTGGCTTGCACAGGGGCCTTTGGTTGTGCTAGTTCGCGTGGCAAATCGCCGCGTGTGATAGCCACGTAGAGCGCTGCCTCGGGCGTCAATACCCGCGCGTCGACGTAGGCTTTCAGCTCCTGCGAACGGGTCAGGGCATTGCGACCTTTCTGTTCGTCTTCCCGCAGGTCCGTGGCTGTAAGGGTCATCGTGACCTTGCTAGGCAACACCATCAGATTGAACGCGGATAGTAACTTCTGCTCGAATGTTCCAGAGCCGTAGCCCTTCTCATTTTCGTCCAAAATGACCGCCTGCTTACCCACACCCATGGCACCGCGTGCCGTGAGCTGCGGGTCCAAGTCTTGCGGTACAATGCCCAAAGCCTTGGCGTAACGTAGCAGTCGCAGTTGGTCTTCCATACGGCGATCCCAGTCTTGCGGCAGACCTTTGAGTTGTACAGAGTATCCGGGCTGCACCACGTCGCCGTAGATCGGTATGATCAGCTTGCCGTTCATGTAGACGATGCCCTTGGACTTGAGTTCTTCAGAAGACGCCTTCTTAGCTTCCAGAATTTGCTTGGCGGTGATTCCTGGAACGAACTCGATTGAGGTATAGCCGCCGCCCGTGATAGCTTCGTCGAAGAACTGCGTCATCGCAGCGACGGCGCGGATGTCGCGGTAGGCACGCTCTGCAGCACACTCACCCCCGTACCACCAGCCGGCACGTGGGGCCTCGAGGTCGGTAATGTTGATGCATTCCCACCATTTGAGTTCGTGGTAGGTACCACGCAAGTCCCAATAGATGGCAGGCGTCTCGGGATCACCCGTGCGCCACACACGCAAAGAGTCGAGGTGGTGGAACGAGGTGATGCGTGCCGCGGGATGGCGTGCTGCTCGCTCGATCTCAATCCACGCCCCGTTAGAGCACAAGAAAAAGTCCTGTAGGTGTCGCTCTAGGAACTTGGCCCAGCCACGACGTCCGTCGCACAGCCGGAAGAGGATGTTCATGTCTTCGACTTGGTCGGGGTCGGGACCTTCAAAGTGCGGCGTGCGTGTGATCAGCTTGGCGATCGCCACGTGCATCGCACTAGCCCACATACCCTCGGCACGCGGAGTCAGACTAGTAAGGGTGTCGCGAGCCTTACTATACGGCGTCAGGGTGGAGACCGGAGGGAGTTCGGTGGGAAGGCTACCTAGCAAATACGCCCCGCCATAGACGGGAATCAAAAATTGAACAACACCGCCACCTTCGTACTTGACGGTGTCTTCCCTCTGGACGGAGTGCCTTAGGAGATCACGATCTTCGGCGACCCCCAGGTCCACTACGGTGGGCTCGAGCGCTGGGGTGTCTGGCGCTCCGCCGTTACCTCTAGCCTTAGGCATTAACCATTCCTCTGAGTACCCAAACCAGACCACGAAGGGCGTCTGGCCCGTCGTCAAACGCCTTGCGTGGCTTTTGGGTGGCCTCGTCGGTAGAGTACTCTACCATTTGCATTCGTAAGTTCACACACGACGGATTTACTCTAATCCGCCGGAAGGTGTTGGCATCCGCGGACAGCCAACTCCGAAGTTCTTGTAGTGATGTGTCCACGCGTTCGGTACATTGGTGCGGTACCAGCTGCGCGGCGTAAAGGCGTCCCCTGAACTCTGCGCTGCCGGGCCCAAAGGAGACAATGGTCGGCTCGTCGTAGAACCAATCCGGGTGCATGTCCCGCACCTCACGCACCTGCGTCACCTTGTTGGGATTGGCTTCGAGCCATTTGTCACCATGTAGCGGGCTGGACTGAAGCCGGGTCTGCACATCCTCCAACGTCTTCGGCAGCGCTAGGACTTCGGCGATGTGGTCGTCGGTGAGTTTCAGACACGCATAGCTTTCGCACAGGACGTCGATGTGACCGTCTGGCTTGAGCTGGCAGACTAGGAAGACGCGCGGATGCGCATCGGCGGCGTAGTATCCTGTCTCCGCGTCGCGGCCACCGGTTAGGGCTGCCGAACCCGCTGAGTACCCGTCATCTGCGGCCCAATAGATCTCCCCGGCGTCCTTTTCGAAGAGGGCGCCTTCGCTAATGCTACCGCGTGACTCGTCCCAGACCTCGTTGAAGATGGCGCCCTCTGCTTGCACCCACTGTGCCAATACTAGTCGCTGACGTGATAGGCCAGTAAGGGTCTTGAGGTTGGCCATCAGTGCCATGCCCTCAGTTGTCCAGTGCCCGCCCTCACCACTGAGGTCCAACTCGTCAATGACCCACCAGCGCGGGTTGTCGTGGAAGAACATCTCCCACAACAGGAGGCGCTTGCTCAAGGAGCGCCGTCGCACCCAGTGCGTGGGTACGTTCGGGTTGCAGTCACCAATGATCTGCTGGTAGGGCATCCTGTAGTTGGACAGCCGTGTCAGCAACTGTTGCCACTCGGTCTCGGCTAGCTCGGTGCACTCTTGTGCGAAGATCATGTCGTATTCCGTAGACATGATCTTGGCTATCTGGTCACGACCATTGGCTACCAGCCCACCAACAACAATCTCCGCCCCGTTGGGGTAGATGTACGAATGGCGACTGGCGCGCCGCGCTCCGCTCAGGAGAGAGGACCGACTACCAAGTACGTCTCGCTCGAACGTCAGGAGGCCGGACTCGTTCAGCGACTCGCGCGTCTTACGGATAATCAGTCCTCTGAATCCTGGATACTTGAGTGCACAGCGATGCAATTTGTAAAGGGCGGCTAGAGACTTGCCAGTGCGCGTGGCCCCTGTAAGAACGATTTCGCGGTCCTGCGCGGTCTGGAGGGTGAAGGCGACTCCGCGGAACTCGTACTTGCTACGACTATGACCGTCAAGCGACTCGCGTAGCTTCGGAGCCAGGACCTGCTGCAAGTAAAGCAGGCCCGCTTTTTGCTGAGTTGATAATGAGCTCTGCCTCTCGGATAGCATCGGCTTCCTCTAGTCCATTCTCTTCTAGGAACTTCTTCCAGTCCTTATCGGTCCAGTTGTCGACTTTGCTCGGCGCGTCCAAGCCCAGCAACATGGCGACCCGCTCGGTCCACTTCAAGACCAGAGTGTAGTGCTTCATTGTGTTGAGGTCGGCACCCTTTTGTGCTACCCCGAGGTGTTCGGCGCGGCGTTCGAGTGCGTAGGCTAGCTCGCGGCCCACCCATTCACTCGTGCTTTGTCCGGCCTGTTCGTGAAACTTTTTGCCTAGGAGTATTAGGTCTAGGCTAATCATGGGTTGACTAACACCCGCACGCTCTGCCATCTCGGTTTGGGTCAGCCCAGCGTGCAACCAGGCGGCGACGTTCTTAAGTCGCTCGGCACGCCCCATCTTACGCTGGAACTTGGTATGGCGAAAGTTCTTGGCTCCGGAGCGGGGCTTGCCTTGCTGATGTCGACCGGTTAGGGTCTCGACGGGAAATACTGCCGCCAACGTCGTCGCGGGCGCCGGGCCATTGACTGCTACGGGCATCGCGGCGACATCCTCTCGCACAGCGTCGTCTTCGAGTTCGGGGTCGAGTACCTCTAGGTCTTGGTCGCGTGGGCGACCCGCTGTGGTTATTGGTTTGGATCGCATTGTGTGTGTCCTTGATTACATCCGCTAAGTCTACCTCATTATACAACCCTTCGGGGAGCCCTTGCAAGAGTCGGGGCGATTCGAAAATTAGGTTCGGATTCGTGTGGCCAGCAACCAGCAGGTTGATTTCGATTCGAAAATTAGGTTCGGATTCGCGTATCGAGGGGACCCTATCGGGTGGAAAAGTAGCGTAGCGTCCGTGGAACCTGATCGTGCCTTTTTTGAGGGGTAGGGTGGACTATTCAAAATTGTTAGTACATACTAACAATTAGTATGTACTAACATCAAACGTTAAACGAGACTAACCTAGTCTCATTATGTTAGTACCGACTAACAATTAGTATTCACCAACACAAACAATTAGTGTTAGTTTGAAATATAACAAACATATAGACATCAACGAATATGTGAATATGTGTTGACTTTTTATTGAACTTGTTGTATGATGAGTTTGTAGAATTGAACTTTAACAAATATGAAATTGAATGAATGAGACCAACTTGGTCTCATTCAAACTCGTTTCATCAAAAAGTTCAAAAAGGAGTTCGAGATGAAGAAGTTTTTGAATGTGAAAGAGAGTATGGTGTTTTTGGGAGTTTCGGTTCATCGAGTTCGTAAACTTTTGTGGGAGAGGAAACTTGACTCACAAAAGGTCGATGGTCGTACAATGATTACGATCGAATCTCTCACAAAGTACAAGAAGGTAAGAGACAACCGAATGGTCAAGTCTCCTACCTACCACACAAGCAACAAACTTGAGGAAGTTGTGAACGAATCTTCACAACTAGAAGTTCAAGAAAGTTGACAAACGTTTGTGAAGTAGTTGATGTCGAAAGACATCAACTACTTTACAAGAAAGAGTGAAGAAAATGAAAGAGTTGGTGTTAGCGATCTTGTTCGTGTTTAGTGTGTTTACTGTATTCTTCAGTTGTGTGAGAATCTTCTAACACACTAAAAGAAACTTGACAACAACGTTGTCAAGTTTTTTTTTGACTAACAAGTACTGTTCGTATTGAACAACAAGTACTGTTCGTATTGGGGGGTCCCCTTGTCCTGTCTGGATAAGACACGGTCGCTACGTGCCACAGTCGCTACATCGAATCTGGCCCTGCCCCCGACGCAATGTGTCCTGTCTCGACATGCCGCTGCGCCGACATGCCGCTGCGTCGTGTTCGACCCCGACCCAGTCGCTACGTGCCACTACGTCGTGTCCCGCTACGACACGGTCGCTACGTGCCAAAAATTGGCGGGGAAGGACCCCTTGCAAACGACAGGTGTTCTGTAATATAATATAATTGAAGACAACACAACAAGTCTACAAGGAGGTTAAGCGAGACATGAAACACCTATCGACAGCCGACGCATTCAAGTTAGGCAACGCCTACGGGTCGTTCTCGAGCGGACAATTCACCGAAGCAATACACATCACACTGCCGACACATAACACCGATGATCCGACAAAGAAGCGGAACGAAGTCTTCGTCGAACTGCACGCTATGTACGACAAGGTGCAGGCGCCGACAAACATCGAAGCGTATCTCGGAGCGATTCAAAAGTTCGCGAAGAGACACAATGTCGACATCGGAGACTGGTTCATCGAAGACTACGACAAAGTAGCCTAGTCGCGACAGGAGACAGGAGCGCCAGCGCGCCACGACACGCTGGCGTCTCCTCTGAAGAAAGAGTCCGAGGCCCCACCTGCCTATGAGTAGTCGTGTCCCGCCTCGCCCCCGCAATCTCCCCTGGCGTGTCTGGCCCTGCCCAGTACGTCCTGTGTCCCATCTGGACACGCCAGGGTCGCTACGTGCCACGTTGTTACGTCCGGACATGCCGCTACGTCGAATCTGGACACGCCCTAGCCGCTACGTCCTTCCGTGACCCGACATGCTGCTACATCAGCCTGTCCAGTCTGGCCCAGCCCCGCGGTGGAGGCACAGGGGGAGTCGCCGTGGGGTTTCCTCCGGCCACGACCCTGCAGCTACATGCGACGCACCGCTGGGTGTCCGGTCAGCCTTCGTGTCGTGGTAGTACTAGATTCTGTGACAACGAGGCTTGTTCGGATGCGACGAAGACCATCTAGGGTATCGCCCCTGAACACAAAAACAGTGCTCCTGAACACGAAAAATCGACGCGATTCGAAAATTAGCTTCAGAATCGAATAGAGAGCGATAAATCATCTTTGCTAGAAAGAACTAAATAAGTAATCTATCCAAAACATTTTTTCTAATTTTCTAATTCTTCCATGGACCCACAGCGATTCCAGCTTGAAAAACAACGAGATTTCGCGAGTGGACGGAGGATTCGTTTTTGCGTTTTGCGATTCGAAAATTAGGTTTTTTGGGTCACCTTTGGATCACTTTTTGTGCTCCCCCATGACAAGGTGTCAGCAGAGGGTAGCCCACATGGTTCAATGTCGAGCACAGAATTTTCGAATTTCCGAATCCAAAAACGAATTGACCGTTTGCTAGGCTAGCCAAACCAAACCTAATTTTAGAATCGCCAAGCGCGCCACTCGACAACAAAATTGGCACACTGCGACCCCTTGCAAACGACCGGTGTCCTGTAATATAATATAATTAGAACCTTAACAATCCTTCTAAGGAGGACACAGTGTCACAAACAAACACCAGTCTGAACAAGGCAGTTCGCCAGACACGAAAGTGGTTGTGGGCGAAACAAGCGGGTGTCTACATTGAAGATTCGCCAGAAGCCAGGCAAGCGTTTCTAGCCAACGGTATCGCAATTAGCAAACCGTGGCCACCGACAGGCGACATTGCATGGGACACACAACCGCCGACCGGACACGCCAGCTTAGTTTCACTAGGCGACCCGCTCCTACGACCGAATTGGACAATGATCAAGATTCGAAAGTGGCAAGACACAAAAACCTAGCGACCAGCGAACAACGAACAACGAAAGGAGAAACATGGCTCGAGCCTACAACGTCAAGTTCGTGGTAGACGGCGACGTCACGCCAGAAACGCTTCACGAATGGCTCTGCAAGACCATTTTTGAAGACGACACGGATGCACAAGCGTGTCTAGAAGACGCGACCTACGACATCAAGGTGCCAGAAAGGACACCGATGTCACATCAGGACATCGTAGATTGCGCCGAGACAGACAGCAAAGCGGCCGCAGCAGACATCAAAGTGTAGTCGGATCACGAACCAGGGGGCGCCATGCCAACGGCGCCCTGACTGCCAGCCGACAACTGAACAAAAAATTTAAGGTGTGTCGTAGTGCAAACGACACCTGTCCTGTAGTATAATAAAATTGAAGAAAGACAACCATTGCCTATAGAGACACACAACAATCTGGGCATGAAAGGAGGTGAGACAAGTGCCACTGTCAGAGGAAGCCAAAGACAAGATCGCGACCGGCCTAGCCGTTGCAGCTAAAGAGTACGCAGACTGCAAGACAGCCGACGACGTCGCCGCGTGGATGGCCAAGCACTTCATGGCGGCCACCTACAAGTATCTCGGCATTTTCTTGGTCGCCTACAGCAAGCGACACGACGTTGTGGAGGCGCGAGACATTGCCATTGCAAGACTGGGATAACGAACCAGCAGGCGCCGAGTGCCGACGCCTGGACTGTCAGCCCAGACAGAACAAAGAAAGGAGGTGAGACACATGCCAAAGACAGAAGTCTACACAGCGGTCGTAGAGGAACAGTGGCCACGACCAACCGACCCAAGCAAGCCACACACCTTTCGCTTTCGTAGTGCGACACCGCGAGGCGCGGCGCGGTTGGTGGCCGAGGCTATGGGCTACCCCGCCACCTCGATTCGTTACGTCACAGACCTGAATGACAACCCGGTGTCCAGAGTCTACGAAGTCCCAGACGGCATTACCATTACGCTCGTGGAAGCCTAGGGCATAGCAACATAGCATCCTATAGCGGATAACGAACCAGACCCTGCCAGTGCCAGTGCCAGTAAGGCAAGGCAGGGTGACTGTCAGCCGCAGCTTAACAAAGAGTCTCACTCGCACCCAGGCCCGTCGCTTGGGCGTGAGGAGCGAATAGGCTAAGGAGGCCAAAATGTCGAAGAAACTGTCAGCCGCGAAGAGCTACATGTCGGTTAAGGAAGCACAAGACTTCCTGGGCGTCTCCGTCCACAGAGTCCGCAAGTTGCTCTGGGAGCGCCGCTTGGACACCGTGAAAGAGGACAACCGGACAATGATTTCGGTCGCGTCCCTCACGGAGTACAAGACGACCCGCGACGCACGCAAGGCGCAGGCACCGACCTACGGCGCTGTCACGGCGAACATCGACTCGCCCGGCAACGCACCGAAGCAGCGCAAGACCCGCAAGCCGCGCCAGCCCAAGGTGCCGGTTGCTACGCCCGATCTGGAAGACAAAGGATTCGTCCAGGGGGCCGTGGTCGTCACGACCGAGCCAAGCGACGCCAGCGGTTTCGTCGAGCTCCTACCCGAGCCCGCAGCGTGACCGACAGCCGATAGCCCGCCTCAAGTCGAGACGGGCTATTGGTCTCTTTAGCACACAGACAGTCTAATTTGAATCAAAACTTTAAGGTTGTCCCCAGTGAAAAAGACACCTGTCTTGTAGTATAATTAGTTTGTAAAATGAAAGGAGGACACAGCATGAACGCCAAGCGAGTTACATTCCATCTGGACATCGTGTCAATCAGCCCATGGACGACGCGACCGTGGAAATGGGCAAGAGATGGTTCGCCAACGACCCGATTGTCGTGGCAGAAGGTGCCGAGGACCTACTGGCGGGACGCATAGCCCGCGAGAACCTAGTAGCCGTCCTAGAGCCGCTCGCCCTCATTGCCGACTACGACATCCTAGAGGTCCACGTGGTAGACGCCACGCCTTAGGATAACGGACCACGGGGTCCTAGGCTCTCTTCATCTCACCTAGGGCCCTGAGTGCCAACCTAAGAAAGGAGGTTCACTATGACAAAGCACGTCGGTAACGTCCAGACGCACTTCCGAGGCCTAACGGTCGTGGTCGCGGATCAGAGCGCTGGCTCCGGCATCTACGACATGACCCGGCTGAGGGGCGACGCAAACTTCCGAGTCCTAGCTACCTGGTTGTATCAATTCGACGACGGCTCTACGGAACTGGTCTTCACTCTGTTCGACCCAAATGGCAGCGGCGCCATCCTGACCAAGGCTGCCAGCCGCTTCGCCGTTGTCAAACTAGAGGAGGCACACAATGCCTAAGACAGTTAGCACAGGGGCTCAGTGGGACGCCGCGTTCCTTCTAGGCACCATTGAGCACGGCAACCCCAAGTCAGCCCGGATGGATCGAGCACGGCGGACGCTATCCGTCCTGTTCTCAGACGGCAAACGCATCACGTATCACTTCGTTCGAGAGGAGGCGCGCGTCCAAGTCACCCATAGGAGGGAGGTGACTAAGCGTGAAATGGCGCTAATGGGATAGCGGACCAGACCCCGTCACACAACAGTGTAACGGGGTGACTGCCAGCCCACAAGCACGGCAGAGAAAGGAGACTACGTGGACAAAACACAGACCCTAGTCGACAAGTATCGCCGGGGCCTCATTACGCCCAGAGAGTTTCTGGTCGGTCTAGTCCACCTGATGCCCACGAACGACGGATTATTCGCAGCCAGGTTCATCGTAGACTACAAGGGGGACGACACAGACCTGGCACGGTTTGTCCTACGTGTACTCCGCCTAGATGTTTGAAAGGAGGTGAGACAAATGACACAGCCATGGAAGACATTCCGACACAACGGCGTCGTCTTTCCAGAGCCGTTCAAGGCTACGGGCCAGTCGTGGTTGTCGCCCCTAGCGGAAGAGATGCTCGTCGCTTGGTGGCGCCAGCCCGAAGAACGCCGCAAGGACAAGGTCTTCAAGACCAACTTCGTACACGACCTCAACATGATGTCGAAGGCGAGCGACCGTGAGCTACGTGACTGGCCGTTCGACCTAGTCATTAAGTTGCCGCCAACGTTGAAGGAGCTGTCGCCCGAAGAACGCAAGCTCCGCAAGATGCGACAGCAGGCAACCAAGGCCAACTTTGGTTTTGCTACAATTGATGGGGTCAAGACACCCTGTCAGTACGGCATCGAGCCGCCGGGCATCTTCATCGGTCGTGGCGACCACCCGTTGCGTGGTCGTTGGAAAGATCGCATCACGGCAGAAGACGTCACACTCAACTTGGACGCCAAGGCACCGATCCCACTGGGGAAGTGGCGTCACATCGTCGAGATGCGTGACCAGTACTGGATTGCTAGTTGGCCCAAACCACTCGGTCAGCACGGTCGCAAGTACCTGTGGGTCGCCGAGACCGCAGCGCCACGCCAAAGCAAGGACAAAGCCAAGTACGACAAGGCACTCGCACTCACAAGGGACATCGAGCGTATTCGCGAGTTGTATGCGTCGGGCCTATACTCTCCGGAGTTTCGCACCGCGATGTACTTGCTTGACAATCTCGCCCTGCGCGTCGGCGACGAGAAGGGCGAGGACGCAGCCGACACAGTAGGCGTTTGCACATTGCGATGCGAGCACGTGAGTTACGAACTCGACAGCCAAGAGGTGTCGTTGGACTTCTTGGGCAAGGACAGTGTGAGGCTCGAAGTGACGTTCATTCCACCGCGAGCGATCTTCAACGCGATCGTCACGCGACTCGACTCGGCTCAGGGCGACGAGCCATTGTTCCCACACGTGAGTGCTCAGGACATCAACCGCTTCCTGAAAGCACAGATGGGGGGGTTGACAGCCAAGACATTCCGCACGATGCACGGCACGGCAGCGGCCCGCGAGTTCTTGAAGGGATGTAGCGGACCTACTCAAGGGCGGGACCTGAAAGGCGACACTGTGCTAACAGCGAAGTACGCCAACTTAGCCGCAGCGCAGCGGTTGAATCATCGTCGCACACTGCCCAAGAACTGGGAAGAGCGGCTCGCCAAGAAGCAACCCAGCCGCGAGAAAGAGTTCCTAGTCGCCGCACAAGACTACAATCTCGGCACGTCGCTGAAGTCCTACATTGACCCCCGTGTGTTCGTCGACTGGGACCCAACAGGGTCTTGGTTGAAGATTTACAGCAAAGCGCTCCGGGCAAAGTTTGCCTGGGCCCTTGCTACAGTGGAAGGAGGTTAGACCATGCAAGACACAAGTTTGCCCATGCAGGGGACCGTCACGGTCGCCCAGAACAAGTACCACGAAGCCACACGTCGCGTCGAGCGTGTCGAGATAGCAATCGATGTCGCCGAGGGCACAGTCAGCCTCGTCGGCTTTGGACCCCGAGGGGGCCGTTACCCAATCTTGGCACAAGTTCCGGTTGCGACCCTGTTGCAGTTCTGTCGAGCCGTCGCAGCGCTACTCAAGGATGAGGCCCCTCGCGAGTCCGAGAGGCCTGCTACCGGCGTTCCCTGGTGAGGGGAGATTCGATGAATGCACCAACCTGTGAAGTGGTCATCAAGTGCTTTGTGACAGCCCCGACGGATCCCGCCTTCACCGAGAGATTCCGGGAGTACACGCCAGGGGCCCGAGCAGCCTGGAAGCGTGCGCAGATACGAAACCTGCATGAGGCTCTGCGTGCCCCACTAGAAGACTCTTCGTTCCGCCTAGTAGAAGAGTTCTGTCAGGTGAGCCTATTCGTGAACGGGGAGTTGTTGTGATGCCTAGCGATCCGCTCTGGGACTCCTTGGGACAACATCGGACGGACAACGACGTGGCCTTCCTAAAGCGCCTCTTCAGGGGGGCCACGTCCATCTGGGTAAGTGTCGACGGTTCTGTCATTGTGGAGAAGGGTCTCTTCCGACACAACGAGTTCGCAAAGGGACCCTTCAACTACAAAACCATTGTGGCTGCCGAGGAACAGTCGCGCTCACGTAGCCTTGTGTGTGGCCGGCCCATCTTTTGGAACCGGAAGAGAGTGAGAAAGTTCTAACCTTACATTCACCTGTTATTCACTTTCACCCACTATAATAGGGGTGTAGGTAAGGGCTTCCTGTCCTCCCTTCTCGAGCGAGCGCGGGCGGCCTTACTTACTGGCGCCGTCGTTCGTCTCAGGTGGCAGGAAGGCCTAGGTCAAGTGACTGCTGAGCTGCCCCTGCTCATCACAACAGGCGAGCGGCGGCGCCTCCGCACTCGGTGGGCCAAACATACGCCTTGCTACATCAGAAACCTGGCGTATCGGCGTAGTGTGCTGACAATAGTCTGCCGAGTGCGCTGCAATCCAATTTCGTTCGACAATCCTAACCCGAAAGGAGGTGAACAGAAATGGCCAAAGTATTGAGCATCAAGGAAGCCGCGGCCGCATTGGGTTGCCACCCGATGTACATGCGCAAGCTGGTCCGCGAAGGCAAGATCGAAGCCGCGAAGGGCGAGGGTGCTCGGTGGGAGATCGATGCCGCTAGCGTGAACGCCTACGCAAAGGCGAAAGCCACCAAGTCCGCAGCCGCCGCGAAAAACAAAGCCGCCAAGGGCAAGGGCAAAGGCAAAGGCAAGAGCCGCGCTAAGAAACAACAGCCCGTGGAGCTCGAGGACGAAGGCGAGGACCCCACGACTTAGGCTTCGCCGAACGGATCCGTTGATCTGATCCCAAAACAATCAACGGATCCGTCTCTATCTCTTTTATCAGGAGACACGACAAATGTCATTCAATCTACGGCAGATGGTGTACCATCGCCACTACGGCGAGGGCAAGGTTCGGGGTCACCGATTGGAAGCCGATGTGAAACTCTATGATGTCTTCTTCCCCCTCAAGAAAATTGGGGCGTGGATCCCCGAGGAGAGTCTCAGCGACCAACCCATCCCTGAAAAGAATCGAGGACCGAAGCATTGGCTACCGCCCTCCAGCATGCGCCACAGAGCCACAGCCTCACCTCTGCGCCCTCCCTCAGACGGCCCAGCGGCAGACGGAACCTATGGGATACGGGCCGCGGCGACCCTAGTCGGGCTGCATCGCCAGTACCTACGCAAACTCGCGATGAGCGGGAACGTCCCAGGGTCTTCGAATGCGACTGGCGTGTGGCTCTTTACGGCTGAGGGACTCGCGGAGTTCCAGAAGCGGAGGGGTAAATGATGGCCAAGCCAAAGAAGACCAAGAAAATGATCCGCTGCTCGGAGTGCCGTGTCTTCTTCACGCCACAGGATGACGAGACCCTTTGTCCCGAGTGTCTAGCCGACCAAATGGCCTTTGATGAACTACAGGCCCAGCTCGACGACGACAAGGAGAACGAACCATGACCACATTTTCGATCTCAGTGAACCAGGGATGCTCGATCAGTCTTAGCGACCTGTCGCGCCGACAGTTTGACAGTTTCCCCTCCGTGGGGGGGAACGCTAGCGTAATCCACGGACACAAGTACTGGAGCAAGACCATCCGAATGGGGCCCACTACGTTGCACCTACACACCGACGAGCCTCCTGTTTCTCTATCAGAGCCGTACGTCGGTACGGTGGTACGTCGGGAGGTCGCGACGCCAACTCAGGAGTCCTAGTGACACCACAACTCTGGAAGCCGTTCCAGGAAGACGGCGTGCAGTGGTTGATGACTCACCCGCACGGACTACTCTTCGATGACTTGGGGCTCGGCAAGACCGTGCAGGTTGTTACTGCTCTGGAACGCTTGCGCGTTAAGGGACCTAAGTTGGTTCTGTGCTCCCGAGCTTTAATGGGAGAATGGGCAGACACTATTCGGCTTTGGGCCCCCAACCTCTCCGAGAACATTATTACGCTAGGCAGGTCAGGACCCACACGTCGCGAGCGGCTGGCTGCAGTGCTTAGTGACGGGCACGGGTGGGTGTTGCTGAATCGCGAAGCGCTTTCCGTGAGTACCACCACGCGCCACAAAGACAAAGCGACCGGCAAGCCGATCCCGCGCAAAGGGCCTACCTACCCTGTGCTTCCTGTGTTGCGCTCCATTCCCTGGGCCGCAGTGGTTGCCGACGAAGCACACCACTTTCGCGACCGTAGGTCTTCGTACACACGAGCGCTGCTCGCCCTGCAAGCGCCGATTCAGTGGGCCCTAACGGCGACACCCATGGACGGTAAGCCTTACGAACTGTGGCCCATGTTTCGCTGGATGCAGCCTAACGGGTTCGCGAGTTTCTGGGCCTTCGCTCGACGCTTCTGTATCTATGAACAGAACTACTTTACCCGCTTCGCCTACGTGTGTCCCAATCCCGCAGAGGTCAAGGCCCTAAAGAACTTGTTATCTTATTGGAGCCTACGGCGTCTCAAACAGGACGTGCTACCGCAACTGCCCCGCCTGGTGCGGCGTGAATTGTGGGTGGACCTCTCGACCCAGGAACGGACGTGGTACTTGGAGATGGCCAACGCAATGCTCGCCTACTTAGACGCGAACACAACGGTTGTCGCGCCCATCGCTTTGGCACAGATGACACGACTCAAACAACTCGCCACCTGTGCCGCCGTGTTTGGGGGTCCGCAAGTGTCCACCAAGGTCGACACCGTTATGGAGTTGATAGGAAATTGGCCCCCTGAGTACAAAGGGGTTGTGGCCTCCTACTTTCGGCAGGTCGCCAACCGGGTGGTGCCCAAGCTTGAGGCTCTCGGGCGGGGGGTGGTTTCCCTTGTCGGCGGCATGGCACAACTGCAACTCGCGGGAACAGTAAATGCCTTTCGTCACGACCCCAAGGTGAACACATTGGTGATGACGGCACAGACGGGGGGCGAGGGCATCAACCTAGAGATGGCACAGCACCTCATCCTCACTGACTTGCCGTGGTCCTCGATTCAGTTGGAGCAGTTGGTGAACCGCATCCACAGAGGCACTTCCAAGCACAGTTCTGTCCAGGTCACATTTATCCTAGCGCGCGACACAATCGATGAGGTCATCTGGACCAATCTGAAGAACAAAACCAAGGTGAACGACGAGACTCTGGTCAAGCAGCTCTACCAGAACCTCGCCACCACCGCAATGGTAAGGAGACAAGGAAAATGACAAACGAGCAAGCACAGCAACTCGAAGCAACCCAACCCCAAGCGATTCAAATTCACTACAGTGACATGACACAGTTCCGCAAGTGCCGTCGACAGTGGTACTTTACGTCGCCATTGCAACGCAACCTGCGCCCACTAACTACGGCGGGCCCGTTGTGGCTGGGTGAAGGAGTTCACAAGGCCTTGGAGGCCTACTACCGCCGCGGCTCCGATCCCGTAAAGGTCTTCAAGGCTTGGGCTAGAAAGGGGGCTGCGGCACTCACTGCGGAGCAGTACGACGAACTCCTCGAACTCGGCACGGGTATGCTACGTCATTACGTGCTGTGGTCGTCTTTCAACGACCCGTTGCAAAGTTTCAAGTCCCTAGCTACGGAGACCCCGTTCACTGTCCCCCTCGAAGGTTTCAACGCATTGTTTAACGGGGCCAAGGTGGTCTACTCAGGACGGATCGACGGCCTCTGCACCTACAGAGCATCTGCAAGCCCGCGCGACGTCTTCATCCACGAGATCAAGACGATGGCGCAACTCGCGGATGACAACCTGACACTCGCAGAGCAGGCGTCCTTCTACATGTGGGCCGCGAGTCATATCCTGAAAGACTACACTGTGCGAGGCGTTGTTTACACCCTAATTCGCAAGAAGGTACCCGCGGTGCCGAACGCTAACGGAAAGATCATTGGCAACGCCGTCACCGATTGGCTGAGTCTGAAGGAACTGCTGCCCGAGGTAGAAAAGAAGTGGCCGGAGAGGGCAGGTTCGCTACGTACTGTCATCGCGGACCTGAAGGACAAGGAGTTCAGTGGGATGGAGAACCCGTTTGTGTGGCGACGCGTGGTGACACGCAACGAGCATGAGCTACGTGAGGCGGAACAACGAATCCACCAGTTGGCTCGGATGATGCTAAGCGAACCCGTTCTGTACCCCACCCCCGACTTGGTGGGCTGTCGCCTGTGTGGCTTTAGGGAGCCCTGCATTGCCATGTCACGTGGGGACAATTACGAGGTTCTATTGAAGACACTCTACCAACCGGCGGGGCAGGATCGGCAGTACGTTCCCCTATTGGAACCCGGACCCTAGGAGGTGTGTTAGAAAATACTCATCTTATTTTCATTTGTTATTCACCTTGGTGTTTTATAATAGAGTTATCATTGCTCAGGAGGCAAAGATGCAAAAAACTGTACCAGCACTACAAGTGCTAGAGGACAGTGAGCAGTCCCCGTTCCTCAGAATGCTCATCTACGGTGACACAGGCACAGGCAAGACCCGCCTGTCAGCGAGTTCACAAAAAGTACCCCAGATGGCTCCAGCCCTGCTTCTCGACTTCGATCGTGGCACAGGCTCGGTCGACTGGCCCATCAAGCAGATCTCGGTGGTCGACTTCAAACAGATCACCCCGGCCATCAACTTGGCTGCGAGTGGCAAGTTCAAGACAGTCATTCTCGACACGCTCACCGAGCTGTACCGCTTTCTGCTGGGCGAGTCCTCACGTGTGCGTCGCCTCAAGAGACCCGAAAGCGACCCCGACATTGCAGAGCAGGCGGATTACCTTCGGGCACATGAGTGGATGCGACGCATCCTGCGTATGCTACGTGATGCGCCAGTTCATTTCATTGCTACGGCTCAACGAGGGGTGGACTACGATCCAGTTACTCAAGAGCCCAAAGGTTCCGGTCCGATGATCAGTGGACGGCTGAACCGTGAAGTGGGGGCCTTCTTCGCCCTCGTCGGTTGTTTGGAGGTAAGCCGCGAGAGCGTGGTGGAGCTCCACACCGAAGTCCTTTATCAACACCTGACTAAGGATCGTGAGGCCAAGATTCCTGGAGTCATGGACTCGCCAACGATGCAAGAGCTCTACGACTTCTACTTTCCAAGCAAAGGAGGTGCACGCCGTAACAAATAACCCAACCCGAGTCAAGCAATGTCAGTCAATCTCACACGACCCTTTTTAGGGTCGAAGGAGCAGATCATGCCAATCCAACCGAAGAAAGCAATCGCAAAGAGAGCCAGCGTAGCCCCCACCACCATGGGCTCCCTCGTTCTCGACCTGTCCGAAGTGGCGGGGTTCGAACCGCTTCCTGCAGGTGCGTACGTTGCGACTATCAGCAAGTGGGAAGTCGGAACCTCCAAAGCCCTCAAGCCCAAGTTGGAGATCAACTTGGTCGTCGACAAGCCGCGGGAGATGCAGGGCCGCAAGCTCTTCGACAACCCTTCCTTGCAACAGCAAGCCGCCTTCCGTGTCAAGCAAGTCTTGACAGCCCTAGGGGAAGAAGTCGAAGGTCGCGTGACGATCTCAACCGGCCAGCACGTAGGTGAGCAAGTCGGGGTGATTGTTGTGCAGCGCGAGTACAATGGCGAGATGCGCAACAACATCGCACGCTACGTTACACCCGAGCAAGCGACCGAAGCCCTCTCTGTGTAGTCCGTAGTGTCGAATACGTGCCTTGGGAGTGTGGCGGTCTCCCAAGGCACCCTTACTTATAACAACCCGAGGTAGTCGTGGAAGACTTTTTTTCGTTACTATTTGCAGGGATCAAGGCGAAGGAGAGGATTGAGCTCAGACATCAACCCAATCCGGCCTCGAAGACGATGAAGGCACACTTCGTGCATTCCCCTTCCGAAGCGACAGCGGCGACAGCTACTCTGGGCACAGGGCACCTCTACGTCGGTGTGGCACCAAGGGGTGCCAAGGGGGGTGGGAGCAAACGCAACGTTAGCCGTCTGCTGTCTCTGTGGATAGATGTCGACGCTACACGTGAGCCTCCCCCTTTTGCGTTGCCGCCATCGCTGGTCGTGGACTCCGGTAACGGGTATCACTACTATTGGTTGTTGACAGAGGCCTTGGGCCCCGATGACTTCGAGGCGGCAGAAGGTTGGATGACGCAAGCCGCAACCTTGCTAGGTGGCGACACAAAGGTTCACGATGTTGCACGTATCCTAAGAGTGCCAGGGACGACAAACTTCAAAGACCCCCAACATCCCAAACCGTGCAACCTGGTGACCGCCGAAGACAACCGCTATACGTGGGGCGATTTGCAAGCTGCCCTGGCGATTCCGGTGGAGATCCATCACGCCGTGAACACATCGGGTAACTCGGGGCACCGCAGTCGCTCGGAACGCGATTGGGCCGTTGTGACTGCAATGCTGAGCGCTGGGGTTTCTGTAGACACTACTACCCAGGTCTTCGCTGTTGCACCGTGTGGTAACAAGATGCGGGAAGGGGGCAACTACTGGGAGCATACACTGAAGCGCGCGACAGCACGAGCAGCCAAGACTGCTGGGGGCGGAGCCGCGTGCGTAGCAGGGCCCTTCGTTATGGAGAACGACCAATACTTTGTTTTGCTACGGGGTGACAAGGTACCAGTTAGTACTTTCACGTTTGAGCCGCAGGCCCTTATCGAGCACACCGACGCACATGCAGTGGACGCGCTCCTAGGGGTTTTGCATGCGAGTGGGTTTGTGTGGCCCAGCCAGGTGCTTACCAAGATTGCTTTCAATTCCGTGAGCGATCTCAACCGCCAGATGCCACAGGCCGCAGCACAGTGGTTAGGCAGTGACCGCCAGTTGCGGGCACTGCTGCCATACCTAATGCAACAACTCCTAGCCAAAGGGTTGCCCAAGATCCAGGCCACTCGTGTGTTGGGGCGCTTCGAGAACTACTGGGTGGGTACCGATCAGGTCCTTTCAGCCGCGGAGATTACCGAAGGCGACGCACGTCCTGTGCACTACATGAGTGCGCAACGCGAAGCACCACACACACACTACGCCACCGTGGAGCCCACCGTAGTGAAAGCCTTAGCACGACAACTGTTCCCACTTCTATGGCAACTGAATCGTCCAGAGGTGATGGGCCCCGTACTGGGCTGGCTTTTCTCAGCTCCCTTCAAGCCGCTGTTGTGGGACCTGAATGTGCGCTACCCGCTTCTCAACATCTTCGGCACGAGAGGTAGTGGTAAGACAGTTACGATCACTCGTGTGCTGCTGCCCCTACTGGGGGTTGTCGATGGGCGTTCGTACGACAGTGGCACAACCAATTTCGTCCTACTGACCTTGCTAGGTGCGACGAACGCTTTGCCGGTTTCACTGAGTGAGTTTCGGTTGCATAGCACCCCACGCCTGCTACGTTATTTGTTACTAGCGTACGATAGTGGCCGGGATGCTAGAGGTAGAGCGGATCAGACGACACAAGAGTATCCCTTGACTTCACCGTTGATCGTCGACGGCGAAGATGCGTTAGTAGACCCGGCGCTCAAGGAGCGCGTCTTGCAAGTACGGCTAATGCCCGAGACCATCGACCTAGGTACACCAGCCGAGAAAGCACATCGCCAAATCGATACCCTGGGGATCAACCGCATCGCGGCGGCCTACATCCAGTATACGCTTCAGGCGCCCTTGAAGTGGACCGAGGCCCTCCGATCGATTCAAGACGCTTTCGCGAACCAGCCCATGCCGGACCGTGTGCGACAGAACTTGGCTATTGGGGTGCATGGGCTGATTCACCTAGCACTGTGGTTGGAAAGCTTGGGGCTGCGGCAGCCCCTTCTGACGCCAGAGTACGTGCGTAGTCTCTTTGAGGAAACATTGTTCAATGTCGTCGAAAAGTCGGGGCGCACTTCATTGTTGGCTGACGAGTTCATCGAAGCGTTGGTGAACGACATGGCTACCAACGACCATCCTCGTTATGTGGCGGCGTGGTTTCCAAGGGAAGCGGCGATGGGTTTTCAGATCTCTTCGGCCTACACGTGGTGGGCCACGGAGCGACGTCGTGCCGGTCGCGACGCGTTGGAACTACCCGCACTCAAGGCACAGTTACAAGAGCGCCTGATCGATCCGAGGAAGCCCCAGGTGGGGCAGTACATACTGTGTCGCACAGCGGTCACTCTCAAAGGGGCGACTTATTGGATGTATAAAGTCTCGTTGGAAGAAGCGCGCCGAGCGGATTTAGACTTGCCCGACAAGCTGCCACTCGCCACTGAAATTGTCATCTCCAACGCAGGCACTGGAGGTAAAAATGAAAGCGATCGTACTCACTAGTGGAGGCATCGACTCCACCGTGACACTCTACTACGCCTTGAAAGCGGGGTATAGAGTACACGCCCTGGCCTTCAACTACGGGCAGCGGCACCATCGTGAACTTCGTTCTGCAGGGCAGATTTGCAATGCCTTGGAGTGCCCCCTCAACGTCGTCGATCTCAAGTCGCTCGCGGCTCTATTAGGCGGTTCGGCCTTGACAGACCGCACGATAGATGTACCTGAAGGCGACTATCGCGATGCGTCGATGCGCATCACAGTGGTGCCGAACCGCAATGCGGTCTTTCTCAGTATCGCGTATGCCGTGGCGGTGGCTGAGAAGGCGGAGGTCGTCTTCGTGGGTGTGCATGCAGGGGACCATCCCATCTATCCCGACTGCCGTCCTGACTTCATGGACACCCTAGAGCATGCGTTCCAACTCGGCAACCTGGGTATGGTTGACCCACCCGTGCGCATCAGCACTCCGTTCATTCGTGACACCAAGGCGGCTATTGTAAAGGCGGGGGCCGCTTTGCATGTTCCCTTCGAGTTGACGTGGAGTTGTTACAAAGGTGGCTCGACACACTGCGGTCGCTGTGGTACCTGTGTGGAGCGTCACGAAGCGTTCGAGTTGGCCAAGGTGGCCGATCCCACAGTTTATAACGGCGACGCCTTGTGGGTTCAGGGGACCAACCAACCCCGACTCCCAGGCGTCGAAAATTAGGTTTTGTTGTGTGTGCTCTCACAGTACCACAACAACAGGAGGTAAGGAAAATGGTATTGCTCAAACCGGTGGATCCCGCATCGATTCCTGATTTGGTCGCGGGCCATCGTGGACGTGTGAGTTACCCCATTCTTAAGGAGTTCCTTGAGTCTGGGTACGTGTTGGTCCTGATCGATCGCACCGGCATGCAACAGAGTCTGGTGAGTCTGACGTCGTCGGTATCGGCGTACATTCGCTCACACGGCTTGCCAGTCAAACTCTTCTCGCGTGGTGGTCAGCTCTACCTACTACGCACGGATGCCGACCCGAAGACCCCAGCCAAGGCAGCCAAGCTGAACATCGACCGCCTAGCCAAGGTCGAGGACGCACCTCTGCCCCCTGTGGAGGGGGAAGTCCCAGAGATGTCAGCAACGACCGTGAAGCGACATCGTGCACAAAAGGCTGGGTTCACGCGATGAAAGTCCTAGTCATCTGCGCCCGCCGCTTCAACGGGCACGAGCTGTGGATGACTTTGGATGTCTTGCTTGAGCGCGGGCACACGTTCGTTGTAGCAGCGACTGAACCGATCATTGCCGATGAACTAGACCTGAGTGATCAGGTACGTGTCGCCGCCCTCGTGGGCTCCGCACTGCGGATGCAGGACTACGAGGGTCTAATGGTCGTTTCCGGGAACATGAAAGACACCGAGTCTCTGTGGTACCACAAGGACGTCCAGCGTCTAGTCGTAGAAGCGGACGGCGTGCTCAAGCCGATCGCAGCCATCTGTTGCTCTGTACCAGCCATTCGCTTGGCTACTGCAGGGAAGAAGGTCAGTTTCTTTCCCCTCATCCGTTCGCGTGAACTGCTAGAGCGGGCGGGTGCGATTCTCACTGGGACGACTATGACACGCGACCACAATCTGGTCACCGCTGAGCACCAGATGGCCTCGGAGTATTGGGTCAGAGAGTACTGTAACTTGCTAGACGGCAAACCACCACAGTACCACTTCGAGCCTACACCCCTTATGAGCAACATTGGGGGCCGTAGACGCAGACCGCCACCGGAGTTGGCAAGACTCCTCGCACACAGAAAGGAGAAGGAAAATGTGGCACGTAAGTAAGAGCTTCACCTTCGAAGCGGCGCACATTCTGCCCAACCACCTTGGAAAGTGCAACCGCCTTCACGGGCACAACTACGAAGTAGTCGTTTATCTTCACGCGCAGGTGTTAAACGACCAAAGCATGGTAATGGACTTTGTGGACTTGGCACACTACATGGCTTCGATACTTGTGGGGGTGGACCACAAGGTGCTACTAGCACGGCACTACTGTGATACGGTGGCTGTGTTGGACTCCGTGCTATTCGGTGGCCCCAGCAACTGTCCGGTGACGTTGCCGGAAGTGTGGTGTGCGGTACTGGACGTCGTGGACACTACGGCAGAAGAACTGGCAGCTTGGTTCTACGCACAGCTTGCGCCGCAACTGCCGATGGTCAATCGTGTGGAGGTCTGGGAAACCGGATCTTCAATGGCCGCGTACGAACCCGAGCCCAAGCCGTTCTCTTATCCCCACGGTTAAGGAGCATAGAAGATGAAAGTACTCGAAGTCTATAAATGTTTTCAGGGCGAGGGCGTGCGCATCGGCGAAGCGTCAGTGCTGTGCCGCTTCTTCGGCTGCAACCTAGACTGCGTCTGGTGTGACACGCAGTACGCCATTAACCCCTTCTTCCGCGAAGCCTTTGGGGGTCCCAAGGTCTTGGACGTCCCCGCGGGGGCGCTGGCGAACGAGTTGCTGACTTTCGACTTGCCTGTCATCCTTACCGGGGGCGAGCCAACACTCCAACCCGAACTGCCTCTCCTAACCAACCTGTTGGTACACACAGGCACCTTCGTGACTATCGAAACCAACGCCACAAACTATCTAGGTGACAAAGACCTGGGGGTGCGTTCACCGAGGCGGGTCCTGTGGAGTCTGTCGCCCAAGTTGCCTGGGGCCCAAAGTGGTTCTCTGAACACAGACGTCATTGCCAAGTTCTGCCATCGGTGGGAGCCCTGCGATGTGCAACTCAAGTTCGTCGTTACCGATGTGACCGATTGGATGGTGCTACGTGAGCTGCTCCAGTCGCCGATGCTGCCGAACCCACTAGAGAATACAATCATCCTACAACCCGATGGTCGCCTTCTGACTGCCGGCGTTCCGACGTACCGCGCTGCACTGCTTTGGTTAGAGAGCCTGGCGACTAGCCTGACGGGCTACAACGTGCGTGTGTTGCCACAGCTACATGCACTAATTCACGGACCGAAAGTGAGGTTAGTATGAGTAGTACCGTTCAGTACCAATGTCGTGCCGTAGCTGAGACACGCGTCGCAGAGCTCCAAAAGCACATGGCAAGTATTCTAACAACCTTGGGGTACAACACGGACTCGGAGACGCTATGCGACACTCCAAAGCGTTGGGCGGAGATGATGGTGACGGAGCTCAGCGTGGGCGAAGTTTTCACCTTTACCAAGTTCGCTAACGAAAACCCCCGCGTCGACCAGATGGTCGTCGTGGCCAACATTCCCTTCTACTCGCTGTGTGCACATCACGTCATTCCTTTCTTTGGGATAGCCCACGTAGCCTACTTGCCCACGCGTTGGCTCGCGGGGCTGAGTAAGTTGGCACGCACAGTGGACTACTACGCTCGGACCTTGTCTTCTCAAGAGGTCATCACCCAGCGTGTTTTGGAACGCGTAGTGGCTGAGCTAGAGCCCATGGGTGCCGGGGTTGTTCTAGTCGCCCGTCACCTTTGCATGGAGATGCGCGGTGTCGAGAAACCCGGCGCCGTCACAACAACTAGTGCTCTCGCTGGAGTGTTCCTAGCCTCCGAGAGTGCACGTGCGGAATTCTTCCGCCACACGGAGAATAGAGTATGATGATAGCAGGACACGATCCCGTAACCCACCCCAAGCACTACAACGTGGGAAAAATTCCAGTCATTGACTTTGTCGAGGACCAGGAACTCTCGTTCCACTTGGCCCTCGCGGTGCAGTATATCTGCCGCGCGGGTCGCAAGACACCCGACCCCACAGAAGACATTCGCAAGGCGATATGGTACCTAGAGCGCTATTTGAAACTACGTGCCATGGACGCAGCTGCAGCTGCTGCAGCCGAGGCCGATCGTCGTCTTGAAGAGTGGTTAAACAACCGCCCCCTCCCACGTAGCGTTCCGGGGGAAGTCAAGGTGCACACATGAAGACAGCCTTTATACTTCCCACGTCGGTCTTGCTAAGTGGTAAGTTTGTCAACACAGGGTACCATCTAGTACTAGCACCACAGGCGCTGCGGAGTCACCAGTATGCTGACTACTACCGCACACGCGGAGCATTGCACGAAGAGATCTTCCTAGACAACGGTGCGTGGGAGGGGGAGGTGGTGGAAAAAGAGACCCTCGTCGGTATCGCCAAGCTAGTACATGCCAAGGTTATTGTGGTCCCCGATGTCTTCCAAGACAGTGCACGCACGATTGAACGGGCCCACGAGACGCTACCCTGGCTGACCGAGCAGTGGCCGGGAGAGTTGGCCGTTGCGCCACAAGGCGACACGCCACAGAATTGGCGGCGTTGCGTGACGCACCTATGCAAAGAAGAGTTTCACTACTGGGCTGTACCAAAGGTGACCTCGAGCCTCTTCAAGAACCAAGGAGGGCGCCTCGAAGCCGTGCGCCAGATTCTAGACGCGGACCCTCAGAGACGCCCTATGCACCTACTGGGTATCTGGGACAACCCGTTGGAGGTTCTGGAGATTGCCCGCAATCCCGTTCTAAGTCGTTTCGTAAAGGGGGTGGACAGCAAGATCTTCTACCGTCTCGCCTTGGCGGGGATCTTTCTAGACCCAGCCAAGGGCCTTCTGGACCCTCAGACTCGACCGCAACAGCACTTGAACTTTGACGACGCGTCACCCACGGGCCACGTGGAGCGGGCCCTCAGGTGGAATATGGATTGTGCCATTGCATGGGCACAGGGAGAGATCCCAAAGGAGTTAGGCAAATGTTAATGGCTGATGCCAATTGGGCCATCGTGGGGCTGTATATGGTATTTGGTCTGTACTACGCTACAGGAGTTCTGGGGCTTTATGTGCTCCTAGCCCCCAAAGAGCCGACAGGCCCTCGACAGTTAGGCGCCTGGGCCGTATCGTTCTTTTGGCCCATCACCCTTCCCGTCTTGGGGATGGTGTTGCTGGCTACGCTTGTTGGAGTCGTCAATGAATCCCAAAGCCCCTGAAGCCCAATGTGACAGCTGCCCCCTGAAGGATGCACCCTTCGTGCCGGGTAAACATTGGGGACCTACGGCAGGAAGCGAGGGGGAGTTCGCCGCACTCGTTGGTGAAGCCCCGGGACCGGAGGAGGCTCGTAAGGGCGAGCCGTTCGTGGGACAAAGTGGGCGTCTTCTGAAAGCGACTCTGGCTCAAGTAGGGGCAGCCGAGGAGCCCCTGTGGATCACTAACACCGTGTTGTGTTATCCGACCGACCCGACGGGGCACTTCAGAGCTCCCGAGGCCTTGGAGATCGTGTGCTGTCGACAGCGGCTGGCAGCGGAGCTGCGCTGCCACTCCATCAACCGCGTCGTCGCCTTGGGCTCGGTTCCGACTAGGGTTTTCAGTCCCGGCGAAGCTACCATCACTAAGCGCCACGGCCACGTCCTAAAGCAGGGACTGGTTTTGCTCATCCCGTGCTACCACCCCGCCTATGTACTACGCCAGTACAATGCGTTTCCGGAATTCCGCCACGACCTAGAGTTGGCGATGCGCCCCAACCTGCAGCCCGACCCAAAGGTCCCGGGAACGAAGGTGTATCGCTATGGTCTCGCGAACCGCGAAGTGGCCCTCAGTGTGCTCCGCAACTTAGCGACCTCGACCAATTTGGTTTTGGATATCGAGACGACGGGCTATGACGCGGCACTCGATGCGATCCTGTTGCTAGCCCTGTCTAACGGGCCCAAACATGCATGCGTCTTCGACGCGGAGTTGTTCTACGAGTTCGAGGAGGCCCGCGTGGCCTTACAAAAGTTGCTAGACACCCCCAACCTGAAGTTGATCGGACACAGTGCCAAGTTCGACCTGCGCTTTCTGCGTCAGCAGTGGGGAGTCGAGGGACATCTGACCTTCGACACGTTGCTTGCACACTACGCCTTGGACGAGCGTACTGGCACACACAGCCTCAAGCAGCTCGCCGCGCAGTACTACCAAGCACCAGACTATGAAGCCAATATCTTCAAGTACTTGGCACGCAAGAGTGACTCGTTCGCTGGTGTGCCACGCGAGGAGCTGGCCAAGTACTCCGCGTACGACGCGGACTACACGATGCGCTTGTATCACACCCTGGAAGCCGAACTAGCACACGACCCTGGTCGCCGGACTCTCTTCGAGGACACGCTGATGCCTTTGCAACAAGTGCTCTCCGAGTGCGAAGCCCACGGAGTGGCTATTGACCAACGTCATTGCCGCCACATACAGAAGGAGTGGTCCGCCGAACTCGAGAGCCTGCGGGGCGCCTTGGGTCGCCTGACCGACGATGCCGACTTCAATCCCAATTCGCCGATGCAGGTCGCCAATGAGCTTTACACAAAGAGGGGCTACCCTGTGCAGTATGCCAAGACGGGGAAGGTGACGACCAACGAAGAAGCCTTGGTCAAGTTGCACGACCTACGTCCCGATCAGCTCATGGAAGCCTTACTGAACCACCGTAAGTTGTCCAAACTGAAACGGACCTACATTGATGCCCTTCTAGAACTCTCGCACCGCGACGGTCGCATCCACACGGACTTCTTGGTACACGGAACTATCACGGGGCGACTTTCGTCGCACAGGCCCAACTTGCTAAACATCCCTCGTTCCAACGAGCCCGAGGGCAAAGCCGTCAAGGACGCCTTCGTCGCGTCGCCGGGCCATGTATTGCTACAGGGGGACTATCGTAGCGCGGAACTCCGTGTGCTAGCCTATTACAGCGGTGACGAAACACTCCGCGAAATCTTTCGCAAACCTGGTTCGGATATTCATAGCGAAGTGGCGCGCATGATGTTCGGTGACAACTTTACCAAGGAGGACCGCATCGCCGCTAAAATGGTAGTCTTTGGCTTGGCCTACGGACGCACCGCTTACTCACTATCCCTGCAACTGAAGTGTAGTGTCGAGCAGGCCCAGTCCTTCGTCGACGTCTTCTTTAGGCGTATGCCTAAGTGCAGGGAGTGGCAACAGGAGACCGTAAAGGAAGCGTTTAGCAAGGGCTATCTGGAAACCATTTTCCACCGACGGCGCCGCTTTGGATTGATCACCTACGACTCGGCTAAGGAGTGGCGTAATCAAGCCATCAACTTCCGCATTCAAAGCACTGCTGCCGACATCACGAGTGCGGCGTTGATTCGCCTAGCCAAACCCATTCGCCAGTTGGGTGGCCACTTGTTGTTGAGCGTGCACGACTCGATCCTGGTCGAAGTACCCAAGGCTATGAAGGGTCGAGGGCTGAGCCTACTGGAGGAGATCATGGTCGACGCGGGCATGATGGCCCTGGGGAGTTCTGTGCGATGGGAAGTGGACCTCAGCTACGGACACCGTTGGGGTTCGCTAAAGGAGACGAGGAAATGAAACTGAGTGTGCTTATCAAGGAATTACAGTCCATCGAAGCCACCTACGGTGATGTCGAATGTCAGCTTCAGGATGATCGCAACATTCGCGACTATCCGGACTTCTTCATCGTGCCGGAGCTCTATGACAAAGAGACTAGGTATTGGATAGTCAACCTACGCACTTGGCCGTATTAAGTATAGAGAGGTGTGTCGTGAACGAGCCATACACATACATAGACGAGAGGGTCGAGGTGACTAAGGTGCGATGGGGGGAGGCGATGGTCAATTACCTACTACGGCACCCACTCAAGTCCGTGTACGACCCCGATACTGGGCGCTGGCACATCGTGCCTTCGAAGCCACCTACGGTGGTGGTGCCTGATGCAACAAAACGTGAGTCGTGGTTGTCCACGGCTAGACGCCTAGGGAGATTCCTATGCGACAAAAAGTGATCCTGTCGTTCGATCCTGGTGAGACAACTGGCTACTGTGCTATGACTCTAAAGGGTACTGTGCGGGGCTTTGGGGAGTTTTCGCTGTCCAGTCGCGTTGTTTGGCTGCTACGGCACTACCACCCCTCCGTTGTCGTCGTGGAGAGTTTTGCCTTGTACCCACATAAAGCTACGTCACAGATTGGGTCCTCTTTCCGCACTGTCGAGGTCATCGGAGTCATTCGCCACGAGTGCGCGCAACACCATCTAGTACTAGTCGAACAGCCAGCCAACCAACGGGCCTTCTTCTCCTACCGGGGGCGTGTGCGGCGCTATGCACCCTCTGTGCGTGGCAAGCACGCTCTAGACGCGACGCGCCACCTCCTCTACTACCTGTGCTTCAAAACCAAGACGGTCCCGTTCCAGAAGGAAACCCCCTCCTAGCCGCGAGGTGCGCAACTAAGAGGGGGCCCCGAAAGGAGGCGGGGTCTCCAACACTTGCCGAAGGTGAAGGTCGCCCCGTGAACACTCTCCCTTACTTACAGGTAGGCTTGTTCGCAGGTGGCATATCGACCGAGCACGCTGCTGACAGTTGTTTTCGTCTGATGTAACTGTACGAGTAGCCAATGACCGGGAAGCCACGCAACACGGCGTGTGTGAACTTGCTAACCCCAATCGCGACGATCAGCGTGATTAGGTAGATGCCCAGTTGCGCCAGAACGGCCGCCACACTGTCTATCTTGGCGATCCATTCGGGCCGTAGTATGTTGAGCACCCACAAACCGACGAGCGCGATCGTGTCGAGCCCCGTAGTGATGATCCCTCCCCAGTCATCTGTTACGAGCCCAAAAGCCTTCCCCGCGTTGACGAGCATCGCGATAAAGGAGGTAATGCCCACTAGCCCTGCTAACTGGGCCAACAGTGCACCCAGATCGGCTGCTGGCGAGGGCCCCTGCAGTAGCACCGACCCCGCCAGTGCACTCGTCGCAAACAGTAGGGACGAAATCGCAACGAGTGCAAGCACACGTACCAAAATCCTCCACTTCATCTTACACATCCTTTCTGTCCTCTTCAGGACTGATTCGAGCGCCGTAGACACCCTACGGCGACCCTTCGAGTTACGTAGTACAGAACAGCTTCTTTTCTCGTGCTCTGCGAGAGACGAGCCCCGGCAGTACGACCAGAGGCACACCACCATGCACCCACCGGTCGAACTCAGCGGCGGCGCCGGCGTAGTCAGATCGATTGAGTTTGATCAATAGCTCCGATCCCTTGAACGCTCCGATACCGATGTTATACGTGAGCGATACTAGCGCTGTGTACTGCTCCAGCGTCAGCTTCACCTTCACGTTAGTGGCAACTGCTTGTCCACGTGGTTTGACATCTTCTCGGAGTTGTGCCAAAGCTTCATCTATTGTGATCGGGAAATGGTCAGCAGTGACTCCGTTATGACCATATCCAATGCTCCAAGTTCCATTTGGCTCTTTGTAGGGTTTTGGACTGAACTTTTCCAAGTCCTGGAGCAGCGCAATCACAGGGCCGTTGTCCATCTGCACTCCTCCGGGAGGAGTCGGGGGTTTGGGTGGGATAGGGTTAGGCACAAACACCGGTACATGCCAGCCACCACCGGATCGGACTACATAGTCAGCGATCTGCCGACCGATAGACATGACATTGAAGCTTCCGAAGGGCGCGCCTGGGCCGTACTGAAACTGAGTCGCCCCTAGCATATAGTCATTCCTGAGTGCCTCGGCGTCGTAAGCGGCTATGAGGGCCATATACTGCTCTACCGTAAGGTACTTCAGCCACCCGTTGTTGCCGCCATCGTCTATCCCGGGTCCCTCAGTGATGATGATGGGTCTCCGTGCGTACGCCGGCATTGCAGCCCAGAAAGCGCGGTAGCCCAGCAACCCGCCGCCGTAGACGGGATCCTTGTACTCGTGTAACGTGTGGTAGTCGGCCATAGCAGCCGCCTCCGCGAGTGCAGGCACAAGTGCGGGGGGCGGGTTACTTGTGGAGAACGAGAATGTACCCACCTTCTCCCCGCGATCGTGCAGGATCTTGGCGAACCGAGCAAACCACTTGTTGCATTTCTGCGCATCAGCAAGGGTCTTTAGGATCGGTTCGTTGAGACCCTCGAAGATGACGCCGCGCCTTCCCAGCTTGGCTAGAGTGCCCTGGGCATCCATCTCGGCAACGAACGCATCGGCTGTGCTGTCCAGACCCAGATCGGTGTACTGCCGGTAGACGATTAGCGTCCCGGGACATCGCCGTCGGATCTCGTCTATGTTCATCTCGCTGTTCATTTCGAAGACCTTGACCACACTCGGTTGCATCTGCTCAAGTAGTCCGAAAATCTTGTCATCAAAGCCGTCCGCGCGGCTTATGTGGAACGATAGTTTACTTGACATCATCCCCTCCCTAAACGAAACGTTCGCTCGATAAGTTTCCTGCACCCGTCTGGCTGTGGCGGCGGTGTGGGTGGCTCGGGAACCAGTGGTAGTTCCGCAGCCGTGCACGCGTCGCCGTTATCTTTTTGCAGCCCGATCATGTCTTCAAACGACATAGAAAAGAAGCCATGGAACGGTCCCCAATCATCCCAAGACTGCGCGCCCAGGGCTTTCTCGATGTCCACGTCTATCCCGCGGACCAGCCAATCATGGCCACCCACAAAATATCCGCCGACATGGACAACGCCGTCGGCATCAGGCTGCATCATGTCAGTGTACCAGTTGGTACCAACCACCAATGGTCCCATAGTCAACAGCCAGACCACCATGTCGTCCCACGTGGTCGCGAAGGCGTAGTCCTTCAGGCGACCGTAGCTCTGCATTACCTTCGCCCCACTCTCGGTGAAGGAACCGTCCTCCGCTCCAGGCTCACCATCTATCACCTTACAGGCGTAATAGATGTCGTCACCCTTCTGGTTGTCCCAGTTATCGAAGATCGGCTCGCAGATCCCCCACCCGTCCCAGGCAAAGCCCACACAGTGAGGCGTGGGCTTTTTCCAGTCCTGATCGAGGATCTTGGGCATCACCCACGCCTTTTTGGTGAGGGTCGCCGCCAACGCTCTCTGCTCTGGGGTGATGTAAGGGCCCAAAGGTTTGAGTAACCTGTGGTACTCTGGCGCCTTCAGGCGGGCGAAGACGTGTCCCTGGTATACAGGTAGGCCGTGGGCAGTGTAAGTGAGTCCCGCTAGTGATGGCATGTTACTTCCTTTGCTAGAACGTCAGCCAGCGTGCTGACTAGCAGGCCCCGGAACTCCCCATGTGTGACTGCGTCTCCCGATGGTGGTGGAGGCTGGGGTGCGGTGGAGACCATCTGGAACGTCATCTGGCATTGGATGTGGGTGAAACCGATGATATCCCCATTGCCCACCCAGACCTCATCGGATGCTCCACCTTCAATCAAGATACGGTCAGGCGGGGGTTTAGGTCTGGAATAATGACTACCTGGACCCAAGTTGAACTCAACGCCTTTCCCTCCCATGAACGGGAAGCGTTCCTGACCTCCCTCATCCCCGTAGTTATGGCGCACCCAAACGTTAAACGCAGGCGTGCCATCCCCGTTCAGCACGGTGACGTGAATTTGGTCGTTGTACTCCTTTCCCCACACCAATGTGATAGCGGCTAGTTCGTAGTGCGGGCCCGTTCCCGCGAAAGGAGCGTAGACGGCGCCGCTACCCGCCGTCAATGTGTCAAACTGTTGTTGTTCCATCGAAACCTCTTTTTTCTTATCGGTCGTATTCGGACCGAAACTTGATCTCCCGCCACATCCACCAAACGAGAAACAAGATAAGCAAGACCAGCCACTTCATTCTGCGACCGGTCTTTCATCAATCAGCCACGCAAGTTGCCTCCACGTAGCAACCAACGGCTTGCACTCTGCCAAATCGTCCCGTTTGACCTTGTCCACGCTCAGCGTGATTTCTGTTCCGAGTAGTTCTTGGAGTTCGTCATTGAACGCGTTCTCTGCTCCCTCGGGAAAATCAAACCGGTTTGTTTGTGGATTCGCCTTGCCACCATGCTTTTTCGCCAATGCTCGCCGCGTCGCGTCATACGTCTCCAACTCCTTGACAATGACATTGAGCGCTCGTGCGACCAGATGACCGGCTCGTGCAATTGGACGTTGCGCGTCCAAGTCATTCAGTGCTGCGCCTGCGTTCACAATGTCCGAAAGCCTAACCTTGATTTCCATTGTACTCTCCTCCTTTTCGAGTTAACCTAAATTGAATATTACAACCAAATCAATCTAATTGCAACAGTAGCCGTATGTCCCCCAACGGTTCCAGTGCGCGCAATTGTTACCGCGCCGCCAGCACTACACGTTAATCCCCACGTATCTCCATCTGCATCTTGAAAATATCCAGCAGTTGCTCCTCCGGGAGTGAGGCTAGTAGTACTTACTTGCTCAGACGTGCCGTCGGTCGAATACCAAACCAGCCATATTGCAACTCTGCGTAAAACATCTCCAACTCCATCAGCAATGATTGTTTGTGGGGCTGCACCTATCCCAGACATAGACCACGAACGCTCTCCCATTACTCCATCATGCAAACTGAAATGCGTCGTTCCAATGCCGGGCGCGAGAATCGAGCCAAGCGTGAGAAGACCGGCAGCCACCGTCGCCCCGATCACGACGTTGCCGCCGCTTGTAATTCTCACACGTTCTACATTATTTGTGCCAAACAGAACAGCATTGTTGTTATATGTGCCGATTGCAAAAATCCTTCCATTGCCTCCTGTCTGGGTCACGGTTATCAGTGACGCTAATGTAGAGCGGGTTAGCCCAAAAAGGGTCGCTGTGTTTCCGGTACTCGGCATAGAGAATAGAATGCGGTCGCCGGACGTTCCGAGGTTGTCCGATACGCTAAAACGAAACTCCGCTGCAGTCCCGCTGCTTATGTTACGTCCGTCTGTGCCGGATATGGAGTTGGTATCCGATGAAAAGAAAGCGATGGGGGTCGCTATGTTTGAGCCTATGAGATTTCCTCCCACGTCGAGAAAAGCTTGTGGATCCACCGTTCCGAAGCCGTATTTGCCGCCCTTGAAATAAATACCGGCAGTTGGGGATGGCCCAATCCACGATTCGGCAAGCGTGGTCAGTGGGTTGATCAGCGTGAACGAGTTGGCTTGGTTGAGCATCGCCACCGTACCCGTCGCGGGACATGTCAGTGTGAATCCGCCCAGTGCAAGCGTGCCGCCGCCCGTGATGGTTGTGGCAGTTGCATTTGTTAAAGTCCCGGCGTTGTTGACACCCGTTCCGCCATTGGCGGAGGGTAGAATTCCCGTGACACCCGTTGTCATCGGCAGTCCCGTGCAATTCGTCAATACGCCTGATGTGGGCGTGCCGAGCAAGGGCGTGATGAGCGTTGGCGTAGTCGCGCGTACTGGCGCGCCCGAACCTGTTGCGGTTGTCCATGCCGGTACGGTTGCCGCGCCACCACCGACCAAGATTTCCGTTGTCAATCCAACCGCGAGCGCACCGAGAACATTTGCATCAGTTGCAACCACCAACGCGCCCTTCGCGACCGTATCAGGATAGGTTGCCGTTGACCACCCAAACGTAGCCGCCGCAGTAGCACGAAGGACTTGACCTGCTGTGAGCCCTGCAACGGTATGCGTCGCGCCATCAATTGCGTGTGCAGTCGCCGGCCATGTTGCCGGCGCGCCGTGTGTGTGATCGCGATGCGAAAAGATAAGTGATGTTCCCGGAGCCGCACTTGCACCCGCCGCGATAGTCGTCGGATTTGTTGCGTCCAGTGTGGTCTTCCACGACGGACGCAGTTCGGCATTGTCTACACCTAGCACGTTCCGCACATTCGCGGCAGGAATCGAAATCGCGAGCCGTGACAATTTCGGCGTGACGTTGCCAATCGGGATGTCACCATCGAGTACCGAACCTGCCAATGTGTCGCTGTGCGTCGCCGAAAAAATGTTGTGCGCAATGCCTACGGCGCCCGCGATCTGTACCCACGTTGGTGTTACTGCCGTGAGTCGCCAGTACGTGGTGTTGTCCTGCTGATACGCAACACGACCCACATCGTTTGCTACAAAGCCCGTTGCACCCGTGCGCGCTGCTGCGTTAGCGTAGGACCACGTTTCGATGACGCCATTTGCTACCGACAAAAATTCGCGTGGGTCGAAAACGATGTCGCTCTCTACAATCTCCGTTTGACCATAGTACAGCTGGACTTCAGCCAGCAGTAGTACACTGTCGGGCGCGGTAGGCACAGGGGGGGTGAAGGGGGTTGGCACTTCCGTCCCCGTGATGATATGGAACAGTCCATCATAAGCCATATACAGGACGTCAATCCGCGCCATACCAGCAGAGACAGGTGGAACGAAGGGTGGTGAGTTCCCGCCGTCCCACTCGAAGTGACGACCCATGATGTTGACCGCACCCGCGTCAATGTATAGCGTTAGGTCTGGCACGGTCTGCGCATGTGCACGCAAAGTCGTCAGCGAACGCTGATAGATGTCCTGCTGGTAAAGCGACATCCTTTGGCTAATGTCGTAGTAGATCGCACCCATGTCATCCCCTAGGGGTTATAGTAATCCACGAATATCGTTGAATTATCCATATCGGCTACCTGCGTCAGTCCCAGTAACGCGTCCAATGCACCTGCTGTGCCTGCGCAGGAAATATCAATCAAGGTAGTACCCAGGTTTGGGGTGAAACATGGCAATGCGTAGCCGGCAGTGCCGGCTGGCTGTGAGTGTGGTCATACTTTATAATAATCAATGATAATGAATGAAGCATTCATATTGCCCGCGGTGAGTCCCAACACGGTATCCATGCCATCAGCGAAACCCACGCGCGAGATGTCTGTCCAATTTGCACCAAAGTTTTTCGTCATCATTGGCATGGCGAAGCCACCGCCAGCGGCTACAGGCGCGACGGCGAAAAACGTTGGTTGTTCACATGGAATCATAAACAGACTGGTTGGCACACCAGATGTTCGTCCCGCAATAACGGGTGCGGCAATCTGCGTCCATGCCCCGCCGCCGTTGAGTGATGTCCAAATCGGGACGGGCGCAGTGCCATGCTGCCCAATGCTCACCATCCGGTTCTCGTTGAACATGTGGATGAATAACTTGTACGGACAGGGAAGATCACCGAAACTTGAATGTCCCCAGTCCATTGCCGCATTGCCAATCACAGCCACTGTGGGTGGTGGAACAGCAGGATAAGGAGGGTCACAGAACGATATATATTTTCTCAGGGCATGTGTGCCATTGCCATACTCCATGCCAAACACGTACATCCTCTTGTCATCTGCGTAGAAGTTTCCACTTGAGTCACAATAAGGTTGTGCAAGTTCGGTCCCCCACTCGTAGTTTAGCGGCGAGTAGAGTTGCTGCGCGGCACTCCAAGATTGTAGGTCATTAGACTTGACCACGGCAATCCCGGCATAAGACCCTTTCGGGAAAAATCCACCCTCATTGCCCCACATCTGTCCCACCATATAGTACATATTGTCCAAATGAAATGATGCGTGCAAAAAAGAACCGTTGAGGTCAAAACCCCAGCCGGACAAGATGTATTTCGTCTTGTTGCAGGCCCAGGTCGTGCCAGAATCAAGTGAGTAGATGGTGTATATTTGTGACGGCGTAGATGGGCCTCCATTCCACCACTTTACTAAAATCGCCACGAGCCCCGACAATCGAACGCTCAGTAACAGTGAACGCGGAAAACATAGTTCGCCAATTGGTTTGCCGGTCAGTGTCGCTATTTCCGCGCGCGACAGTTTCCGCGTCCATACGCCTGCGTTGGGCAAGCCATCGCATCGGTAGATACCATCATCGGTCAATGCCCATGCCCGCGTAAAATGGTCACCCGAAACTGACCAGGGGTCAAGATTGAAAGCACGAATTTTGAGAGCATTGGGATTCAACAAATTCGCTTTCAGTTTGTACATCACAAATGTCTCGGCACCATGATTACCCGTTGAGTCAACAGTACACTCCGTATCTGTAGCGATATTCGTTACATTGCCGTCAATGGCTCCCGAGGTACTGACGATGCGGTCACCAATCGCTAGGTCGGTAAGAAATGCCGTATCCGCACCATTCACGATATCAAGCGTTTGAATAATTTCCGCCGTCGGAATCGCGGAAATCAATCTCGTCGTACATATCGACGACCAAACAGGTGTCCCTGAATATGCCAGCACACACTTTGCGACGCCTCTCTTGTCACTGGTCGCATAGAGCAAGTCACCCTTGCCTGGGGTGGGTGGTGGTGTCGGTGGCGGTTTTGGCTTGGGTGTGGGTATCGGCGGCCACGGAGGGAACGGTGGTAGCGGTGGCAGCGGTGGAAACGGCGGAACCGGAATCGGAGTGTAGGGCGGTACGTAGACTGGCAGTGGCACGTTCGGCGGTCCTGGAATGGTCGTCGGCGCACAATTCTCCGCCACACTATACGCGGAGGCGTGCCAATCACCCGTCAGGGTATCGCGTTCGATCTTACACTTGTTACCGCGAAAGACTTTGGGTTGTTGTAAAGTCCCAAAGTCGATGGAAGCATCGGCATACACAACACTCGGCCCCGAGTAGCCACTGGCGTTGACTTTGAACGCATGCGCAGGGAACAACACTTGGGTTATCTGCGCCCAGTAGGTATTAACCTGTGGCAGATTCCTCTGAACGAACTGCTTCTGTATGTCGGCTAGGGTGCGTCTCATGTTACGAACTTCCTCAACCCCACCTGGCCGGCAGCACTGGGCTTGGGCGAGACTTGCAATTGCGGCACCGCAATATCGTTGACGACGTAGTCTGCACTGACACCCGAACTGGGATCCACTACCGTAATGCGGTCCTCGCGCTCCAGGCAAAAGTCAACTAGATACATGTCCATGGTCAACTGCGAATCCTTCTCCGCAGCCTGCCGCAGAGCCAAGTCGCTGTCGCGGTAGGCGTCTTCGTTACTGAACGAGGAGGTAAAGTCGACCACTTGAAAGCGACGTCGACCCTGCTTGTCTAATGCAGCTGCGGAGAACCGGTCGGCGTACTGGCCTCCCTGGGCACGAAGATGGCTGAACGCGTACCGTGCCGTTTCTACCTTTTCCGCTTGGGTCAGAGTGGCGGAGTACGTAGCTACGCTGGTACGGTTGGGGAACGAGCCCATCCGTAGGCTGCCATCGTAGCGGATGAAATAGCGGTATTTGGTCTTGGCAAACAAGTCCGCCAGGGCGGTCAGCGCGTTGGCGTTGGCGTTGATGTTGAAGAGCGGCTTGATGGGTAGCATATCAGGTATCCTTACATTCGTCCAGGCTGTGTGTGTGTGCAGTAGTCCGAAGTAACCCAGCGTCGTCAGGTTTTCATTATAGCACGTCGTGGCTAGGCAACCGTTAATGTAGATGTAGATCCATTTCGCCCAGTTGACTAGGGTTAGATGAAATGCTACCCCTACTGGGATGTACTGTAGTGAGTCCACACTCAGAGCCAACACCGCGCTCGGCTCGTAAATCTCGATTTTTTGTGTGGCGGGTATAAGTCGCACACGGTAGCCGTTTCCTACACCTCCGCCAATCGCACTGGCACGAAAGAGAACTTCCCCCACCCACCCGTTATCAATCACCCCATCAGCATCTAGCGTGAAGTCCCCTAGCATTCCGTAGACCGTGGGTTGCCATAGGATGCTGTCTCCTCCCAAGACCAAATCTGCCGTAACCAAAAACGAGTCCGGTGTTGCCGTCAGGATACTCGCTTGGGCTGCAATGGCCTTGGCAATGTACTCTAGATCGCGCGGCATTTCGCCACTAGACCAATAGAAAGAAGCAAAGCGGGGGTGGCCGTAATCATAGGCCACAAAGAGTAGCGCCGCTAATGCCACCGAACTAGCCGCGTCGCTCCACGTGGCCCCACCGTCGGTCGACACTTTGGTAAGACCACTTCCATACGGCAGTGTATCGGGGTCTTGCGTGAACCAGTCCCACACCTGTCCAACCCCCAGGGTGCCCTCAAACGTCAAGTAGACCCAGAAGTAGGTAGAGGTGGCAAGTTCCACATCCGTGTCAGGACCTACGGCGGGTCCCCAAGCAGGGTACAGAGGGTCGGATACCAACGTGGAGGCTAGCTCCCCCCGCCATACTACGTTAGCGTCGTTCGTCAGGTTCGCTGGATACGTTCCCGCCCCATTATCCGCTCCCAGCCCGATCACTAGGTTGCCGGGGTTGCCCGTCTGGCCCACGATAGCACCCAGTGCAATGAGGCTCGAAGGGAAGGCACCCGTCTGCACTCGCAGGGCCACCATGATCGGGTTCGCACCACTGTAGAGCGGTTGGGCACCACCATAGGCATCGCTGTTACCAATGGCGGGTGCGATTAGACCCGTCGCCTTGCCACCGAGACCCCAGTAGCCCTTGTTCGCTGTGACGCCTGCGTAGTCGATGACCTTCGTCCAAGTGATGCGGTCCGACGAGTGCCACGCCACTACACGGTTGTGGAACTGTGCCGCGCGCAGCCAGTAATCTACGTCGGGGTTCAGTGCTACGACCCCTGATGTTTGTAGCGACGCTCCATACTCCAAAATCTTATAGGGTTGTGTTGACGGAGTGGCCCGCCACAGTTGGAAGGTTTGCGAGTTGCCGTCATAGACGACAGCGTAGTAATCATTACATTGCTCCGTCCCCTGCAAAGAGATGTAGACGTAGTGATCAGTTAGCGACTGCGTAATGCGCCACTGCAACTCCATCATTCCATTGACTGTTCGGACAACGTGAATGAAGGCTAAGTTGTCGGGTGTCGGTGAGTTTGGGTCGATCATGTTGACCCGCAAGTTGGCACTGTTGTCAATCGAAAAGCCCGCTTGATTGATCAGTGTCAGCCCAGTGAAGTCGCAAAGGAGGTCATAGACCGCCTGCTTGGGCGAGTCGTACTCAATGAAGGTGTCTGCGAACCAATCGCGTAGATACCCCGTCAGGTCAATCATCTGCAACGCGAGAGCGTTTTGTGCTACACCATTTGCGTCTACAGCGGTCACCTGTCGCGTTTCGTCGATCAACTCCGTTCCGATCGTTATCAGGTCGCTATTATAGCCCGCCTTACTAATGATCTGCGCACCAGGGACGAGTAAGGGGTGTGCATTGTATTTCCCAGCGCTGTTGAACAGCGGATAGTTACCCTGCATCGCCGAAGGTGCTGCAGGTGTGGACGGGTTACGACTAAGGATATCCGCAGTTAGGTCTTGTTGTAGGGACGGGTTCGTGACACCTACTAGTGTTGTTGCTGGGCAGCGGAAGTTCGACGCCCCCAACTTGCTGACAATATAGCAATACATCCCGGCGACATCGATGTAGAGGTACGCGTGCCGTAGGTTGTTCAGAACAAAGGGTGTGGGTGTCCCAACCACCAAGTGCGAGTTGATGCCGACGTTCGTCTCCGCCGGATCGTTTGAGACCCCCACCAGATATTCACGGTCCGACCAGTGCTCACCATCACTCGAGTGGAAGTAGCACAGGTGGTACGTGATAATGTTCGACTGTCGCGACGCTTCGAGGGCAAGAATCCAGTACTCGCCGTTTATAACCTGCAAGCGTGGGAACGTGACGAAGAACTGGGACAGTGCATTTAGATCGTCAATCGCGTCGCACAGGGGTGGCACAGGTATCGGATCGCCCCAATAGATGTGTCCCGCGCCATCGTCCTTGACGCGCATCACATAAACACCGGTATAAAAGTCATTCAGCAAATGGTTGGCGTAAAAGCAAATCAGGTCTTCGGTCACCGAGAGGGCCACAGAGGAAACAGGCGACGTGGCGTCGGTTGTGCCATCCGGTAGGGTGACTGGGGTGTTGTGTCCCAAGTCCTGGTAACCCAGATTCCAGGGCACCCCACCCTTCTCAATGTGGTCCCCTAGACCTGCATCGGCGACAATGCTATACACAGTTGTCGGGGCAGCCCAAGCCCCACCTAGCACTGTCGCTGCAAATCCGCGCAGACGCCAGTCGTTGAGCAGTGCCTGATTAGGCAGCGTCGTGAGCGTCGCATGACCACTCGTGGCCGCAGCATGGATACGGGCTTCGACTACCCCGGTTCTCATAGGTCACTCTCGTTGATGGTCAATCGCAGTGTGGTGGTGAAGCGACGGTGTGGGTCCCAGAGTACACTGTCAGCAGGGTCGAACAGCGCCTCCGTAGCTGCCCGTGCGTCCCCTAACGAATCGAACCACACCCCGGTACTGAATCGCTTGGTAATCGTATCTACTCCCGCAGCGACTAGCCATTGCACGCCGGTGGCATCCACAAAGTCCAAAAAGCCTGTGGGATAGTAGTGGCAGTAACTGAACAGGGTCTTCAGCAGTTCGTACTCCGGTTGCGAGACGTTCAGAGTGATGCTCAGTTCGTGCTTGAACTTAGTAGTCTCAAGGGTCAGCAAAGCCCCCGTCAGCCCAACCGCCTTGGCGGCCAAGGCTACCGGAGGGTCGCTGTAACCTGTGCGATCGACGTGAAATCCGTGTCCCCCTAGCCAAATCAATGCCACACCTCCTGCTCCATTACTACGCGAACCGCTTCCGCGTAGGCCTGAGGGTTGGTCGCCGGTATCATAAAGTTGAAAGTGTTTCCAGTAACCGAACGCACATTGTTCATAGGTACCATGGTACCCGCCGTCTGCGGAACGAAAATTTCGGGCCCGCCCACATAGACTGCCTGTCCTGCAGCCACCGCACCTCCCAAGTCACGTGAGGGAATGCCCGAGACACCTCCGGCCGCCATGCCCCCCGTCATCTCTTCAGCCGTAGGTGAGAGGGAATTCATGACGCCCCCAATGATGTCCAGGGTTTGCTGAAACGCAATCAGATACAGGTACATCTGCTCAGCATAGGTAGTCGTGGCCAAGATTTGATCGCGCTCGTGCTGGTAGCGCGCATCGATGTCTTCCATCTCGCGGGCCAGACGCGCATCCAGGTCCGAGAGACGATTGGCATTGTTCTGTTGTACCACCATACGTTGGTGCTCGAGCATGCGCGCTTCGTTGTCTAGGCTTTGCTGTAGGTCGGAGAGTTGCTCTGCGTTGCGCAATTGTGCATCCGCGATCTGCTCTCGGTTGCTGCGCTGGGCACTAGCAGTCGTTTCCGCGAAGGTACGCTCGGCATCGGCCAGCTGCTCCCTATAGCGTCGCGTGTCGAGATCCATCTGGTGGGCATAGTCTTCGTCAGCCAACTCCTCTTTGGTTTTCGCAACCCGCATGGCGTTGGTGATGTCGTTGTTGGCTGACAACAACGAGTCCGCGAACTTCTGCTGAACCTGGGCACGCTCGAAGGTGGCCCGCTCCAGGATCTTCTCTTTCTCGTTGGCGGTCTTGGCATCCTGGACGTCCTGACCCGTCTGCCAATCCAACGCCGCCAGGGCCTCCAACATATCGCGCCATGCACTCTCGATGTCGTCGGCTGCTTTGATGCGCGCGTTGACGATGCCCTGCGCAATCGCTTGTTCGTCCTTTAGATGGTCGTAGGCGAGGTCGTTGAGGGCGTTTGTGAGCGTTCGCTGTGCGTCGAACTCGGAGTCTGCTAGGCGCAAGGCATTGTCGGCCATGGCATCGCTGAGATCACGGTTGGCCTTGTAGATATCGTCGTTCAGAGAACGATTTGCCTTGGCTACGTTCTGCTGATACTTGATTTCGTTCTCGGCGTCCCTGAACGCGAGCTCGTCCAATTGCTCCGAGAGTTGTCGCCGTGACTGCGCACGAGCTACGTCCGTGTCGCGTTGGGCCTTGAGAATGTCGGCCTGAGCCTTGGCTGCGTTCTCCGCCAACTTGGCAAAGTCCTCCAGAGCTTCTGCGTAAGCTACGGCGTTGCGGAACTGCGCCAGTGCATCGTTCAGCGCCTCGGTGTGGACCTGCAGATTGTAGATAGCGTTGCTGGCGTCCATACCAGCAGCCGTCAGGGCCTCGATGGCGATGATGTCCTGCTCTACCAGCTGGACCTGCTTGGCTAGCTCGCCCGCCAACTCCTTGTGGCTGCTAACTTCGTCTAGAACGACGGCCGCTTCCTCGTGTGATAGACTCGTGAACTGTGCCATCAAATCGATCGCGGCGTTCTGGTTGGCGATGGAGGCAAAGATACTGTCGAGCGGGGCGAGACGTTCGTACGCCCGCTCTGCCGCGTCCGCAAAGACCACTAGTTGGTGGGACGCGTCCTGCACAGCCTGACTGTAGCCCATCACCACGTCGTGGCCAGCTTGAATCGCGATGTTCTGGGCCTCTTGATGCGACTTGCCCTCGCGTATAGCCTCGAGGTAAGCCTGGTTGGCAATGGCCATGGCTTGCCAGCCGCGCACCACCTCACCCGTTTTACCAACCAACCAACCCAGAGCATCACCCAACCCCGAGACAGCGAACATGGACTTCTGGC